CGCTTCAGCAAACGCATCAGCACCACCGCCCGCTCCGCCAAAGCCTTTCTTGAGATCCTCAAGAGCGTCGGCAAGCTCTTCCTCTGCTTCAATGATCGCGCGCTGCGCGTCACGCCGCGCACGCTCCGCGTCGACAACAGCGTCCTGGTAATCACGGAATGCGTCAGCCTCGCGCTGCTTAGCGTCTGCCACGTCCTTGCTCGCGTCGGCGAGAAGATCGGCGCCGGCGGACCCAGCCTGCGCAGCCTCCTCTTGTTCTTGACGCAGATCATTATTTCGGTCGATCGAGCGACGGTACTCGAGCTCAGCCTCGCGAAACGCGAGCTCGGCTTCGCGCCGGGCAGCGCTGTCGACCGGGAGATCAGAAGCCGCTGCCAACTGTGTGCGCGCCTGCTCGAGCCGCATCCCTGCGCGTTCTTGCGCGAGCGCGGCTTCCTCGACATCAAAGCCGAGCTGCTGCGTCATCTCAGCAGCTTCGCGTTGCGCGTCCTTTAGACGATCAACAGCGTCGGTAGTTTCTTCAATCGACTCCTGGTAGTCGCTCCAGGCGTCTTCAACCATTCGCGCCGCGCGCTCTTCGACCTCGGCCGCGTTTTCAATCGCGTCCGCGAGACGGCGGCGTGCATCCTCTACGCGCTTCGCTGCAGCCTCAGCGGCCTCAGCGCTACCGCCACCGCCGCCACCTCCACCGCCGGCGTTCAATCCAGCAGAAATAGCAGCGCCTACGCCAATGAACGCTACCTTGAGAGCTATTGCGCCTTGGATAAGTGCAGAAAACACTCCAAGAAGGCTGAGTAGAGCTGGCCCTGCCGCTGCTGCCTGAGCGCCAAGCGCAACAAGCCCACTGCCCAGCGCCGATATCGCGGCACCTGCACCGGCGAATGCCGGGCCAAGAACGTAGCCCAGCGTGATGAGGCGACTTAGCGAGCGAAATGTGTTTCGCGCGTCGTTCTGGAATTGCCGGCCAAAAAGCCCGCCACCGCCGCCTCCACGCCGGAATCCTTGCTGAAAACTGCGCCCTACACGGTTGCCCGCGTCGTTTCCAATTCGATCCGCGTCACGAAAGCCCTGCCGAATATCGTTCGGGACGCCGCGAGTAATCGCGTGGACAATTACATAAGCGTCACCCACGACTGCCATAGACTCTACTCACCTCCTTTCCCGCTAGATCTATTCTTACCTGTTTTTAAGAACTGACTCCTACTTTAGAGGCGCGTCCAAGGCGCTTCCGAACGGCAACTTCGCGTCTGAGTCAAACGTTGACGCCGGAGTGAACGGCTTAACCGTCTTTGGCTTCGGGCTGAACGGGTCCGGAAGTGGCTCGATCTCAGTGTCTAGGTCGATGTCGTCCGGTACGCCGAAACGCCCGTCTGAGGGGTTCTTGTCCTTAGGCAGGGCATAGCGGTAGGGGGTGTTATACAGCGCCGGATAGATACTTTCCCGGATAGCTGACTTTGAGCGCGCCGACTCTTCGCTGGGAGGAGTGTGGTCGGTCTCAAACATGTAGTGGAGTACGTCCAGCATGTCAGATGCATCCATTTCTGCCAAGTTGAGACCGTTCATTTGCGCCCAACCATTCACGTAAGGCCAGAGATCTAATCCCCAGGTGGCGAAGGATCGGGCTGCGTCGTAGGGCGCGTCGCGTACTGCTCCACCAACCAACCCGTGATCTCGCCAAGCGTCTCGACCGAGACGATGCGATCTGGGTCATCAAGAAGAGCTTCAAAGCGCGCGTAGTCTTCAGAAACGATCACGTAGTTGAAGAACTTAGTGACAGTTTCAGCAGCAGCACTTGGGTCATCGTCGTCTGTGCCGGCCACTAGACTAAGCAGGAACTTACCCTGAATGGCCGGACGGCAGGAGAAAGTCTCGCCGTGAAGAGCGAACTGCAAAGGCTCGGCGCTTGCCTCGCCGCCGCTGCCAAAATCCTTGAATCGAGTAGTCATGCGGTAAATTCCTCCGTCTTTATCGTGGTGTCTTAGCTACTGAGCTATTCAGCAACATGGGTCTACAGTATCAAACGAAGAGCGTCCGTGAGGTAGTGATTGGCGCGTGTCCCCGGGTGAGACACTGACCTGGTGTAAACGATTCGCCCTCCGGCGGCGAACCGTAGGTGTTGGCCTTTGCCGACGATCTGATGCGGACGAGTGCCTTCGTGGTGAAGCAGAGCGTAGCCTAGCGGCGAGCCGATCTTGAGCTCTTGCCCTGGGCCACGGCGATAGTGCCGCATATGTATCGAGTTCATCAATCTGCCAGAGCGCCTACCTACGCGCGCCTTTGCAGCCATGACAATTAACTGACCGCGACGGCGAAGCCAGCGGCCGACCGCTCCAGGGGGCTCGTTCAAGAAAAAATCGAGCTCCGCGGCGCGCAAGCGGACAATTGCCATTACGGGACGCCGAGCGTGAGCTGCATGTTGACTACCTGAAAACCGCCCTCGGGCACGGGAGCCTCGACCGTCGAGATCACTCCCAGGCCGAACCCTGTGTCGTCCCAGCCGTCCAGGTCGGCCGCGATCTGCATAAGTGTCCACGCGTCAACCGCGCTGATCTGCGCGCCTTCTTGGATCTTTTCTGCCGCAGGCGCTTTGCCGTTGTTGCCAACTACGGGAATGCTCCGTGCGATGGACACCTGTAGTACCGCACTGCGTGGAGAATTGCACCGCTGAGGGCGCGAGGCTTCGTCTCCGGGCGGTCCGAGGTACATCTGAATGAAGGCGACCACTAGCTGTTCACAGTCAATCGACGGCGTCCCCATGGCCCAATAGCGCCGAGAAGGCAAAGGCACGTTGTAAGACTCAAAACCTGCCACAGCGCGCTCGAGCACCCCGTCCATAAGCTGAGCGAGGTTGATTGCGTCTGGGTGAACGTCGGCGATAGGAGTAATAGGCATGTGGGCTACGCTTCGGTATTAGAGGGCTTCTGAGCGCTTTTAGCCGTCTTGCGGCTAGTACGGCTGGCAGCAGGCTTTGAGTCCGTCTCGACGGTCTGAGCGGCCTCAGTTTCAGCGGTAGAAGGCTTTGGAGCAGCCTTTTTGGCCTTCTTTTGATAGCCAGGCATGTCTTCGGGCCTAAAGTTCGTGATAATCATCTTGTCACTCCTTCTTCCGACGGTCGCACGCTACTGAAGCGTGTTTCCAATCGTATACGCGTTGATGACGCTAGAAGCAAGACTGATGCGAACATTTCCAGACGTTACGCGAACGGTCTCGGGTACTTCAGGATCTTCAACAGAAGGCCGCGTGGCGTACAAATCATACTGACCAATGTCGACCATTCCAAGAATACGAAGAGCATCGGCGTAGCCTGCCGACAACTTGACAAGAGCCTCAGCCTCATCAAAAACCGCTCCGCCAGGAACAGTAAAGCTCTTGCTTCCCGAGTAGTTCATGATGTCAAGCGAAAGCTCCCAGCCGATCTCTTCGTCAAGCCACTCTGCATTGAGATAGTCTAGAGTCAAGTCAACTGATCCGCCGTCCGGTGTCACTACTAGATCGCCAGGCCCTTCGCCATACAGAGCCGGCTTAGACACAGAGCGCCTGGCGCGAGGCATGTCAGGAGAAAAGACTCGCGACTTAGCACGGGCACGGTCCGGGTTCACAGACTTAAGAAAAAGGTCGACCGCGTACAGGCCGGTACGCATATCATCAACAAAGTCTTGATTGTCAAGCAGAGTAAACGACACGCCCTGGCGCGAGATTGTCGTAACGCGCTCTGGAAGAGCGCAGTCGTCGCCAGCCCAGAGCTTGGCAAACTCGAGGGCCAGAATACGCGCGGCAGCTCGCCCCGCGGCAGGCGGGTAGGCTCCGTACGTGTATGTGACCTCAACGTTACACGGAGTCCAGGGGATGCCGGCCGCGGCTTGAATTGTTGAATGATCTACGAGGTAGTATTTGCTGGGGTCGATAACCCCGCCAGACCGGTTACGCACCGTGTGAATCTTGACGACGGGGCGGCCGCGTAGGCGAATACGGGACATCGGTGACAATCCGTCAGAAGTGATTTCGGCATAGTTGTCGAACTCCTCCGAAGGAATATTGTAGATATCTCGATCAAGCAAGACAGGGTTATATGTCTTGGACGAGGCGCCTAGGCGATAAGACTTCGCAGCGCATACGTAGCGCTCAGTCACCGTCGCGATTCCCCCAAACTTGCGCCCCGACAGAGACCACAGAATCTGCGAAGCTGCCTTGCACGCGTCATAGGAGTAATCCGACTCGGCATAGTCGCCGAGCTCGTCTGACGTCACCCAGAGATTTGTCATCGAAGACCTCGCTGCTAAAGGCGGCTAATACGCGAAACGGGCGACGCGCTTGTGTTGTAGTAACACGTCAGCGCGCCGCCCGTCAAGCGCACTAGGCTGTCGGGTCCTCCGTCGACGCGATGATGAAGTCGATCGCGTTGTCGGGGTTGTACTCCTCGCTGCCAGGGACGTTGTAAGCCGTGGTCGAACCCTGCGATGAGAAGTCGGTAACTGCGGTGTAATCGCCGTCCTCGTCGTCCCAGGTGTAGAAGCCCTTCAAGCCGCTGCCGGGGGCCCACTGAGAGCGAGCGTATGAGTACGGACGCTCTGCCGCTACTGGGAACTCCCAGCGCCCGTCGGGTCCAGCGCCGAACGTCGCATTACCAAGGCCGTAGCCCTCGAACGTGTTGGCGAGCAGGCCGTTCTCGATCACGCGATCGCCAGACTGGCGAAGCTTCGCGAACGGGAACACCCAGTGGAAGAACGGGAGGGTAGCAGCACGGCGGCCCTCCTTGATCGCGTACGACCAAACCTCGAGCGCCACACCATTGCCGGCGGGATCGTCACCGACCGCAGGGGCGGCCCAGCCGATGCTGCTGCGGCTCGGCGCGCCAAACGTGCCGAGATTCTTGCGAAGCAGCAGACCGCCTGAGATCAGAGCGGTGAGCTCGGGATCGGGCTCGCAGATTGCGAGCTCCATGGTGATACGCTTTAGAGTATCGGGGGACTTGTAGGTGACGCACACTGTTCCGTCCGCAGACTTCTCAGTGATCTCGTCGCCTTCCTCGTACTCGGGCGTGAACGACACGCGCATAAACGCAGAGGTCGTGTAGCTGTCACCAGCATTGTTAAGCAAGTTTCCATCGGCGTCCAGTCGAGTTACTCGAATCGACACGCCCTGGATACTCGCGGCGTAATCTTGAGTAGCCATACCAGCTTTCTCCTAATTTAGTTACTCGTGGCTGCCGTGGATTAAGCCGTCAGATCAACTCTGACAGCGAAGTGGCATGATGGGTCAAAGTACGCCGCAGCCGGGCGAACCGCCTTGATGCGCATGTCGTTGATTGCCACGTCGGCACCCTGAGCAAGATTCTCATTCATAAGCTCAGGCTTACCAAGGTGGACGTCTACAGGTCCTGTGCCGTACATCCACTTGTTAGTCAGGGTCGCTGCGGTGTGCTGTACGTCGATCGGGCCGTCTCCGGAGTATCCGGATCCAACCACGACTGGGGTACCAAGCATTGTGGTCAGCTTATCGTCTGATCGGTACAAGTGCTCAGACCCAAGCGCCGAAGCAACGTCCCTGGTTACGTGGATAACGCCACCGGCTCCAGATGGAGAATCAGCGAGCGCGCCTTCAAGATACGCAAGAGCCCGTGCTGCTGATGCTGCCGAAGTGCCGTTGACTAGCGACGCGGCGTCCTCCTTGCGGAGATACGCGTTGCTGTTTGTGGCTTCTTGGGCGGCAACGCCAGACCAAAGCTCGAACTCAACTGCCTTCTGCGTCGCCGCTTCAAGCTGCGTGAGAACCCGCCTTAACCGGTCCTCGCCCGTGATACTGAAGATCGAGCGAAAATCCTCGACCTCGATGCCGAACGGAACATACTCGCGAAAGCGAACATCTCCATCGGCGTCATAGATTTCTCCGTTAGTAGCCTCGACGTCTTCGAGGGTGAGCAGGGAGAGGGTCATCTGCGAGTCGAACTCGTATGAAAACCCTCGCACCCAGCGCTCGTCATACTCGCGTGCCGTGTGCTTCATCACACGCGCGACGCTCAGAAGCCCAAAGGGGGCGGGTTCCAATTCAGGAGCAGGGTACACTCCACGAAACACCATTTGATTCTCCTCCAGGTCCTGAGCGTCGCGCCGTGTGACTATGGCTTGCTATTCGCGATTCGGCTTAGTACTCGATAGCCGCTGCGGTCGCGCCACCGGTCGTGTCGCGGAGAGCCGCGGCAACGCCGTTGATGCTAATCGTCGAGGTAACCTTGAGGCCCTCAACGCCGACCTTGGCAACGCCCTCGAAGGTCTCAACGAACATCTTGTAGTCGTTGGTGCCAACGAGGCTGGAGTCGCGGATGATACCGAGATCCAGGGTGCCGCCGTCGAGGAACAGGAACGTGCCCTCGGCGAACAGGTACCACGTGAATGAATCAGCGAACTCGTTGAGCGCGCCGGTGCCCTGGGCACCGTACACGTTCTGATCGAGCGAGTACGAAGCAACCACGCCGCGGGCGTTGAGGTAACCATCAACCTCGCCGTAAGCGTTGAGCAGGTTGTCACCGGGCATCGACAGCGCGAGGTCAGCAACCATCGCGTCCTTCACCCACGACGGGGCGATGAGACGGAGGGGAGCGTCGGCCTCGAGACGGTGACGCGAACGGTAGGCAACAGCGGCGCGAGCAACCTGCACGAGGAAGTCGCGGCCGAAGCCGATGAGCGACGTCGTCGTGACGGCGGTGCTAGCATCGCCAATCTTGCTGAGGATGTACTGCTCTGCCTCGCGGGCATGCTGGATCAGACCGAGCTCGTTGTGACGAGCGATCAGCTCCGGGTATGCCCGAGTGGCGAGGTTGCCGAACTGCATCTGCAGCGTAACGGCATCGGTAGCAACCGTGGTCTCAGAAGCCGCGGTCACCGTGAGGCTCGCCTTGGTTGCGGGATCCGGCGTGTTGTCCGCGTCGTTGGCTGCCGTCCACACGCCGACAGCGTTGGCGTAGTCGGTCAGAACCGGCGGGGTCACGAAACGGATGCCACCACGATCGGCCTGGAAGCGCGGGAGCGCGTCACGAACCGGACGAGAGGTGGTGCCGATGCCGAAGATCTCGTAACGGTTGACAAACGGGGCCTGATGACCGCCGGCGGCGACCAGCGCCTCGGGGCCGACCACGTTCTGAATCTTCGACCAGTTCTCCTCGGGATCCGAGGTGAGGACGCGGTCCTCAGGGAACTGAGTGGTGACGCTAGCAACAATGTGCTGCTCACCGTCGCCGCCGTTGACACGGCGGAGTGCGTGAAGTCGCTTGGACATTGCCTCTGCGACATCGGTCATGTTGTTGAGGGGGCTGCCGGCCGTGTAACCCGGAATATCAGCGCCCGCCGTGATAGCCACGGGAGCGGCGGTGGTCCGGGAAGTCGGACGACGGTCAGCCGGAACCTCGATCTCGAGGCTGTCGCCCTCGTGGGCTGCGGCAGTCACTGGTGCCTCCGGGTTCTCTTGCGTTGTGGTGGACTCTTCAGTTGTTGAAAGCTCAGCGATTGCTTCGCTCTCAGTTGATGCCTCGGACGCCTCGGGCGCATCGGCAGCAGTGTCAGTAGTGGTCTCCTCGCTGGCGGCCAGTTCGGCCTCAACGGGAGTCTCCTCTACAGTGGTCTCCTCAGATGCAGCCTCGGCTGCCTCCTCGACGACCACGGAAGCCTCGGCAACAGCCTCGGCCTCGGTATCAACGGCAGCCTCGGCCACCGTCTCGGTCTCGACTGCAGCCTCGGCGACCGTCTCGGTCTCCGCTGCAGCGGTCTCAGTTGCATCGGTCGAAAGCTCGGAAGCCTCGTCCGCAGTTGTCGACGCCTCGGTCATCGGCTTCTTCGACTCCTCCTCGTCCATGGGAGCGGGAGCCGGCGCGGGCGCCTCGTCCTCGTCCTCGTCCATGTCCTCGGAAGCGTCGACAGAGTCGCCGTCCTCGGTCTCGGCGCCCTCGCCCTTAACGCGCATTGCAGCCTCAGCAGCTCGGTTAGCGAGCTCCTGGCCAGCAATCTCACGGCGCTTGACTTCACCGCGCACGGTGTCAAGCATATCGGCGAGCGACGTCATCGCGTCGACTGTCTGCGGAGTAGGATCCTCCTTCTCGACCGTCTCGAATTCGCTGATGATAGCACTCTGGAGCTCAGCGAGCTGATCCTCGCCAAGCTCGGAGAGCTGATCCAGCATCTCCTTGATACGGTCCACTGTCCCTCCTCCGGGCCAGTCATGACGAACGAGACATGATTCGTTCGTCTCGCTTATCAGTCAAGGCTGAGGGACTTCAACGCATTCGCGCGGAGGCACTCCACCCAGGACTGAATATTACATGGTTTTTACGTCAGCAAGCGAAGAAGCTTGCTTAGTTCACTTGAGATTTCAGATTGGTTCATAAAGTCCCCGCCGCCCTTGTAACTCTCGAGAACCTTTGTTGCTTCCGCCGCATCTTCATCGCCGATCTTGTCGGCGACACGAATAATCATGTCCTCGATCAGATCCTTTAGTGCGGGGGGAAGATCACTATAGCGAACCTTGGCAGCATCCTGCCCGAACGGCAAAGGAAGATTGGCGACAACGCGCCCAAGTTCCGCCGCGGTCGCTCTTACATTCTCAAGAGCGCGCGGATTAAGCGCGCCGGTGTCGATACGGTCAATCATGTCGATCAACTCACCGGCAGAGCCTGCCGCCTGCTCATAGTCGCCGGCGTTCTCGTTATTCTCGGCCTCTTCGATCTTCTCAATGATATTGGTAAGACCAGAATCTCCGATATTCTGCTTGAGTCGCGCTAGCACTCGACGAAACCGCCCACTATCGTCCCGCGGCTGAGTTTCAGGGGTGTACCTACCCCGCTCATCGACGCTTTCACCTACCGCGGGGACCATTTCTTCAGCCTCGACGGCTACCGCTAGAGCCCCAGTGGCAGTTAGACTCGCGATACGCAACCGCATTTCATCGAGCGTCTCATCGATCTCAAACGTGCCCATGCTCTTCCACTTCTCAGGGATGAGATCCGGGCGATCGAGTTGGCGCGCGCGCTTCATAATGTGGCGACGAATCTGCGCGCGCTTCGACTTCTTGCCTCGGCCGTACGCTTGAATAGAATCTTTAAGAGAGTCGATGTTGCCGATCGGGTACGACCCGTCTGGGAGCGCCTTGCCCTCCTTGGCCATCTTCATGCGGTACGCGGTGCTGTCGCCGAAGCCGTCGTCATAGCTCGGCTCGCCCTTGACGCGAAGAGTGAGCTCAGACATTCGTGAGCGCAGGCGCCCCTCCTGCTCGGCCTTGGCCGCCGCGAAGGTCTCCTTGATCGGGTCAATCTTGGCAGAAAGTTCCGCTTGCTCCAACTGCTCTAGTTTCTCGACACGAGACGCAAGATCTGCCATCGGGTCAGACTTAAGCTTGGCAAGGACGCTCGCGCCGGCAGCGACAAGCGCCATTACCTGACCGGACGCGACACGGGCACGAGCGATCGGGAATCCTGGAACATTCACCTGGCAAACTGCGACCAGCTCAAGGTTGCCCTTGATCGGCCGCCAGTCCCCTGACGGTGCTGAGGCGCGTAGCGCGCGAACTTGCTCCGGTGTTACGCCAGGGCGAAGCGCGCCAGCGACCCAGATCCCAAACCGATCCTCGCCCGCGTGAACATCAGCAATTGCGGACGCGGTGTCATCGTAGTGACGAACCGCCTGTTCCGCGCTTGCCTCAAGAGCAGCGTGGCCGCCAGCAAGCGTTAGCTGGCCGACTGGAATATCCTCGCCGTTCTCCGCGCGAAGCACACCCGTGTGGAAGTAGGCGTACCTGCTCTTGCTACGCGGAGGGCGGGTGCCAAAGGCCATTCCAATGTGATCAACGTGCCAGGCGGCAATGTGCCCAAAGACGCGCCCGTCATCCGTCACGGTAAGCGCCGCTGGCTTATCGAGCTCCGGGTTGTCGAACCACTCGCGAGGGGGAACAACCGGAATAGCTCCGGCAATCATGCCGCAGGCGACAATGGCCGCTGCCTCGCTCGGGTCAACCTGCTCGACGTAGACTCCGTCGGGGATCACGTCGCCCTCCTCTTCAGTAGCCTGCTCGGGCTGCTCATTTTCATCCTCTATGAGTTGGATGCTGCATTCCTGGAACGCAGGCTTAGGTACAAGGGTAACTGCCATCACTCGGGCCTTGTGGATCCGAATCTTGTCTCCACCGATTCGGTCCTCGCTATCATCGCCAGCCTCGGACTGCCCATGCTTAGCCTCGAACTGGTCAAGGTCGGCGGATACACCGCGGATAAAGCCCTCGCGAACAAGGCGCTCGGCCTCGCGGCCGTACGCACCGGTGTCAAACACTCCGTAGGCGTTTCCAATGCCATTTTCGACGCGCTCCATCGTGTCAATGCGACCGACCACGACAGAGCCTTCGTGCCCATCGGCTGTCTTGATCTGCCACATTAGCGGGAGTGGTAGATCTCGCACTCCAATTGAGTCAGGTTCGAAGCTGCGCCCGTCACCAGACTCCATATCCTCTGGAATCACCAACGGAATGCAGAACTTAGCGCCATCCGCTCGCTGCGCGCCGCCAGCCATAAGCACTCGATCCTTCGCTGCTCGAGCCTGCGCGCTTAGCGCAGTCGTGAACGTGACCTCGTCTTCGGTATGAATAACGTCAGTCGAGAACATACCCTTGTTGCGGCCGTACATCTGGCGATGCAGCTTGTCGCCCGTCCAGAGACCGGTAGCCTCCTTGTGACGAAGAGCGCAGTACCCCTTTGCGCGGGGTCCCATATACTTGGCAAGGTAGCGCACACAGCGCGTCCAGTCGCCGGGAGTATTCCAGCGAATCTTCGCCGCGCCCTTGCCGTGCAGCCAGTAGCGGCGGAGCTTCTCGGCATTACCACGATTACGGTCGAGACCGCCCGCGGAAACCAATGCAGCAATCTCGCCCTTTGGTCCCCACAATGGCATCAACATCGCGTCGCGCATTTGCTCGAGCGCTGCGGTCAGTGCTGCGTCGCCGTCAACTTGCTTAAGCACGTCGTCAAGCGTCGGGTCGTCAAGAACGATGACGGGAGGCGGCGTCGGAGAATTAAGATCGCGCAGGATCTTCTCGTCCGCTACCCACTCGCCATTCAAACGCTTAAATGTTGCAGGCTCGAGTGACGTCGAAGTGGCGGGAACAAGTGAAACGAGCTCCATAACCGCACGCGGGTCGTCCGCGGCAACGATCGCCATATACAGCGGCGCGACGTCAGATGTCTCCGGAGTGAGCGCCTTGCCTTCCTTGGCCGGAGCCTTCTTCTCGTCCGTGTTCTTATCTGGCTCGCCGGACGCGTACACAGCCTTGCGGGACTTCTTATCCTCGATAATTTCCGGGTCGTTCAGAATTGGGTTGTACCAGCTCCGGTTCGGGTAAACGTGCTTCTTACCTTTGCCCTTGTGCCGCTCGTCGAGCCAATCGCGCAGCATTGGGTGGTTATACGCATTCTGAACCTTCTGCGGCTCGTACCCGGAATCCTTTATCTTCGGGTCATCGTAGTAGCGCGTCTCGTCACCGTCAATCTGCTCTTCAACGCGGTTCTCGTCGTACGTCTTTCGCTGATCCGATACCCATGACGGCCAGTCGGACAGTAGAAGCCGCAGATCGTTTGAGGTAAGCGGCGGTAGACGATTTGGGAGCGACGCGACAGGCTGATCAATTGGCGCGCGAGGCTCGGCAACGATCCCGCGGAGATCAAGAGGCGAGTCGTCGATAATCTGAGGCCGCTGGGTAGGAGGCGGCGCGCCTTCCTCGTCCGTCGGACCAGTCTGTGACGCTGGGACGGTCGCCGATGAGCCATCGTCAAACTTAACCGTGACGGTCTTGTCGGCAGGGTTGATCGACGAGATGTTGCCAGAACGCCCGGACGTGTCGCCAGTGATCGTGACGCGCGAACCATTCTTCGCGAAACGCCCTGTGCGATCACGCACCTGTTGACTAGCCTTCTTGCTGCGCTCCTCTGGCGTGTAGTTGCCGTCGCCATCCGAGACCTTGATGTCTGTTTCGCCGGCCGCGGTTACAGTGACAAGATCAGCGAGCTCCCAGTCAACCTCAGGCATGGCGTTCTCGACGAGAGTTGCCTCGTCAGCGTCAAGGTCATACACCGAAACCGGAGTGAACGGGTTCTGCTGCAAATGCGCCGAGACGGTGACAGCCGCGATGGGGTCGATGACAACGTGCATTTTCTCGCAGCGGTCATACGGGTCGTCGAGCATGCGGTCATAGCCGAGCGGGTCGCCGTCAACTGTGGCGAATCGCGTCCAGCAGCCGTCGTCCCAGAGAAGAACGTCACCGGCCTCGTTCACCATATAGAGACGGTCGATACCAGTGCCGTCGAGGCGCACGCGTGCAACAAACTCTGGTGCTGCATCTTCGTCGAGCTCAAATGCGAGCTTGAACGGATCAACGTCGGCGTCATAGCTCGTTGCCAGCTCGTACTCCGAGCCGTCGCCAAACAAATCAACGCCTGGGTAGCCGCCAGACGTCAGCGCGCGCTTGTTCTCGCGCTCGACGATCGCCTTCGACCAGCGCCACGCCGCGTCACCACCCCACAACGCCCAGGCAATGCGCCCGCGCGACGGAAAACCGTCTTCACCAGGCTCGTAGCCCTTCGCCTTCTTATCAATTTCATGACGAGGAAAGTACTTTGCGATGTGGCGAATCTTCTCAATACCAATCTGACCGCCTCGCGCAAGAGTACGCGCCGTGTTCATACCCACCGGGGTACCACCGCGCTTAAACTCCTTGCGCCACTCCAGCGCGCGCTTAGCCTCGGCTTGCACGCCCTTCGGAATCGTGTACATGCGCCCGGAAGCGGTCAACACGCGAATATCGAGACTCGAAACAGCGCTCGAGGCAAGGTCAAACGTCGCAGGCAAAGCGGAAAGCTCGTCGGACGACCAGCTCTCACGCGCACGAAACTCCGCCGCGCTTCCGCTCGCGACAACAGTGTTCGTGCTCTCGTCAACAATAGCTGCGGCATCGTCATCCGCGAAGAGAAGACGTGAACCATTGCGCCCAACGAGTTCCATGCTAGTCAGCCTTCTCCTCTGTCACGGGACCACCTGCAACCCACGCGCGGCACGTTCTTGCCGCCGCGCACTTAAAGTCAAACGCTTCGCAGTAGCCAAGCTCGCCAGCTTCATCAATCGCGTCAAACTCGTCCGCGTCATCGGTAAGACCAGACGCGATGCAGTCCTTCATACGCGGAGTGATCACGAACACGGCGCAGTTACCGCAGCGCTGCTTCTTAGCCTCGTCCGGGCGCACCTGCCACTCGCTGGCAAGAGCCGCCCAGTACTCGTCGTTCGGCTCCGCTGGGTTCAACGGGCCGTACATCGCTGTCTGAATCGCGTTCTGCCGATTCTTTAGATTCAGGCCAATATCCCGGGTCGCGGGCGGGCAGGCGCCAGCGGCAGCCGCGGTAAGACCTTCCTGCACGTCCTCGTACTTCTTAACCTCGGCGAACGTCAGCTCGTCGTCATCGGAGAGCTTGGCCCAGGCTTTGATAATTTCCGGCTTGACGTCGATGACCTGTAGCCCGTCAAGCGACTCGTCATCGGCTGGAAGCTTAAACCACCCGTCACCTTCGCGCAGATAGATGCCATCAGCGCCGCTGTAGATTAGATCCTGAACTTCCTGAGTGTCAGGGTCAACCGTTACGAACAGCGACTCGTCCGCCGCGGGCGCATCCGGGCTGAACGCCATTGCTACCTCCAAGTCGATGCTTCTCTCGATTGCCTCGGCGGGAACCTCAGCGGCCAGAGAAGATGCCCACAGGCCATCGGAATCTTCAACTGCTCGTATCGTATAGATCCTACCAAGACTCGAGAACGTTATAGCTCCAGTTTTAGGGTCAATGTCAACCGAATCACGCGAATCTACCGGGTACTGGCGCGCAACTCCGTCGTACCCGCCGACGTAGACATACGTGATCCCGTCCTGCTCAACAACTATCCGTGGAGAGTACGCTACTCGGTGGACAACCTGACCCTCGTCCTCGCTATCCAGAACCGCCGGACCCCAGGCAAGATACCCCTGGTCTTTAACCTCGTCAGGTGCCTGTCGTAGTTTACGCACGTCATTCTCCCTTAGCTAATCTTGTCCATGGCGGCCTTGAGCTTCGCGCGCTCCTCAGGTGAAATATCAGGCAGATCCTCGCCCTTGGAGATAAAGATCTGCTCGATCGGGATGCCTCCGAGAGAGAAGATCCCGCGGGCTTTCAAGGCAGCGATTAGATCATCGCGCATACGAGCCTCGGGGATGAGCACATGGTCGAGGTCAGACCAGTCAAGACGATGCTTGAGCATCAGCTCATACGTGTACGGAGTAATGTTTTTGATGATGTCAGCCGTGTTGGAGCGCTTTCCGAACTTGTCGTTTTGGTTCGCGTACATATCCAGGCGCTCGAACACAGCCTCGGGCCTAAACACGATGCGAGGTCCGGAATTATACGAGTCCGAATACACTGTCGTGTCCGGGCGATAGCCCTTCGGAGCAGTAAACACGTAGTCAGCTCCGCCAGTCACGGCATCACTGGTAGACGACATTCCGTTGCGGCCAATACCCTCAGTCCAGCGCGTTGTCGTCGACAGCAGACCGTCATGCGGGCTGCCGAACAGCTCCAGGTAGTACTCAAGCCACGCCGCGCGGCGCTCATCCTCTGGCCCGCTATAGAGCAGCTTCCCTGTCGCCGTTTCCGACGGCGGAGTAATTGAATGAAGAATCGCCTTAACACCAGTAGCCTTAGCGATTTTCTCAGCAACCTCGGGAGGAAGCCTGTACTCAATGCGCCCGTCCGCTCCAGACACGACGCGAATGTCTTCTAACGCAAAACCCCACTTCTTGTAGATCTCCTCAAGCTTAGCTTCGCGCGCCGGGCCGGAAAGATTCTTAGTCGGGTTAGTCTCCTTGCCGAACAGGCTAAGCACACGATTCTCAATCAGTACCCGTGCATCTTCCTGAACGGCCGGACGCGCATCGCGCACGCCTGCCGCGGTCATTACCTTGGCGATGTCATCCTCGGTAGCGTTACCGGGGAGAACCACCTGCACAAGATTATGGAACGCCTTAGGGCCGCTCGATGACGGGTTAGCCCCGTCGCTCGTGTTTGCCCGGTGCAAGATAACCGTAGCGGGGCCGCTATCCGTGTCGACAGTGAACTCGTACGTTCGACCGTACCCGTTCTTGTACGCCGAGTCCGGCGCAATGCGCATCAGCCCGTCCTGATCACGACGGAGCTTACGGATTCTCAACTCCGTGCTCTTTACATCCGGATCGCCAAACACCTTCTTAGCCAAAACGGCACCGGCCCAGCTGGTCAGACGATACTTGAGCATGAGCTTCTCGTCGCCGCCCTGATCGAGCACACGAGTGACGCGCACATCCAAGTCTTCAACATCACCCGCGTCAGTCGCAACAGATGCACCTCGAGTTGCGGAGTCGGCGTCTTGACGAACATAGTCAATTGCTCCGCTCATTGACTTCACGTCTTCAAAGTTTGACTGATTCCAAGACTGCGGCTCATCGACGACAACCGCGGGCGCACCAGTCTGAATCGGCTTGCTTGACTTCTTAGGAGTGTTGCTCTTCGCGACCGGCATGTCACCAGTGCCAGACACGACAACCTTCTTGATCGAGCGAGCCTTCTTGGTCTCGTCCGGGAACTTCACGTCGACGTATGTCCCGTTCGGCTGCAGCTTGACGACAGTACCCTCGTTGCCCTGCGCGTCAGTAACCTTCGCGCCGACCCAGATCGGGTTGCCATTTGCGTCAGGCAGCGTGGGCGCGCCTGGCGGAGGAGTAGGCACGTCGACTGCCTCCGCAGCAGCGGGCGGCGCCTCTGGCTCAGATACGTCAGCCTCGGGCTCGCTGTCGTTGTTGTCATCCTTGAACGACGTGTAGTGCTCACCGGAGACCGGGCCGATCTTCTCGAGGCCACCGTAGATTGATGCAAGCGCGTCATCAAGCGTGCCAACGCCCATTCCGGGCTTTAGTGTAATCGACCATGACTTATCGTCACCGTTGTAGCGATAGCCAGCCTTCTTCAGCGCGTCCTTAATCGGGAAGGTCTTACCCTTCACGGTCAGAGTGACACCGGCTACCTTACCGGTGTACTTGCCCCCGACGTTGTAGTCGCTAACAAGATCGCCCTTGATGCTGTATTCGACTCCGTCACCGACTGTGCCCGAGTAGTCGATCGCTTCGAGCGCACTCTTTGGCACGGACTTGACTACGCTGCCTGGCGTCTCCATATTTGGCAGCTTGAGATCGAGAGAATCCGCAGCAGTAGGTTCACTTGCGACAGGCTCCGGCTCCGGCGTTTCTTCAATCTCTGGAGCCGCAGGCTCTGGGGCCGCAGGCGTTGGCATCGTCGGAGCATTGTCCTTGGGCTCTGGAACCGACCAGCCCTTGTCCTCGAGCACGGAGATCAAGGCGCTTACGCTGATCGGAGTTTCGTACCCTCCGGGAGGAGCGATGTCGACAACGGAGTCGCCGCTGTACATTGCCTCGTAGATATTCCAGCGCTGATCCTTAGCCAGGTCAAAGATATCGGCATTCGAGTATTTACCGTTTTCACCGTCGGCCAGTGATTCTGCGATGTCCGCGTAGGCCGCACTAATCGGCATACGCTCGTACTCGTACGCGGCCTTCGGCCCATTCAGCACAACGTCGGACACGATCGCGTCGATGTCGTCACGCCCATCGCTTGTTAGACCGTCGCGTATCGCAGGAAGTAGCGCGCTTGGGATGAAAACCGATTCTGGATTCTTATCGTAGTACGCGGGATGCCGAAGTCGCAGATAGTTGTACATGTCCACGGCAGGCTCAATACCAAGGGCATCAGCGATAGCGTCCACGCCAACCCCTCCCTGCAGGACGGGCTCGAGAGCCATGAGCGCATCGATCTTGCTCTGGAACGTGGAAGTGTCCTCAGGCTCCCCCGGGGAAGGCGCTTCAGGCGCTTCAGGCGCTTCAGGCTCAGAAGCTGGAGACTCGTCAGAGTCTGTCAGAATCTCAAGCGTCTTCGTCGAACGCACAATCTTCTTACCCGACGCGTCCTTGACAAACACATACTTTGGGTTCTTATCAAACTTGACAACCTCAGCCTCGAGCCCGTCCTTTGTAGAACGAACCTTCATGCCGATCTGCAACGGCGTTCCGTCACTTGACAAATACGAATCCGCTACAGGAGCAGACTCAGGCTCAGGCTCAGGCGACGGCTCATCAACCGTAGCAGCAGGCGGAGTGTAGTCGTCAGGAACACCAGCGGGCTCCGGCGTAGCAACACCGGCGGGCGTTTCCTTCTCGTCATCAACGTACGTGTTAACATGAGTCTCTGGCTGCTCATCATTCAAGCTCACGTAATCAAGAATGTACTGACGACGCGCCTTTAGCTTATCCGACAGCTCCTTGGCTTGCTCGGGATCCTGCACGATCGCGCCGACCATGTCTTCGATCTTGTCCGGAGTCATCGGCAAAAGCTTACGCGCGCTCTCGCGCAACTGATCCGTCGACATGCTACCAAACACTGCAAACGACTGCGCGTTCTTATTCGGGTCGCGCAGTGTGTCAAGCTCAGTGACTTCGTTGCCAAACGCGCCACCCTTCGGCGCGCCCTGCGCCCGGAAGATAAGCGCACCACCCGGGTCAACACGCACCGGGTTACCATCCGCGTCAGTGACAACGTTATCAAACACGAGACCAGCGACATCCCAGTTCGCGAGCCAGGCGTCAACAGCGAAACCGTCCTGCACCTTCTCGAGGTAGTCCTGCTCGTCGAGGCGCGAACCAAAATCGCTTGTTGCGCCGTCAATCATCGGCGACACCGTCACCAGGTCGCCATTGCCGTCGCGACCCAGATAAATTCCTGCCGCGTCAACACCAGCCGCACGATACAAAGCCGACGCGAGCGTTTCGTTCTGCGCGTGCAAATCGCTCTTCGGGTACTTCACGTAGTAGCGGTTACCATCCGCGTCCTCGTACGTGCCACCCTTGTTCGAGCCCATCTGACCGCCGACCTGCTTCCAGTCAGAGATATCAAACTCTGACAGCGCAGTCTCGTCCCGGACCGCTGCGATCTCATCAGCCGCGATCGACTCAGCAGGCTCAATGTCAGGCTCATCGGTCTCAGTATCAGCGTCAACGCCATCACCGGCGTTCGCCACGTCGCGCAGAATTTCGTCCGTGTCGAATCCCTGAATCTGCAGCGCGTCGCGAATAGCCTCGACGGGGATCTGTGCAGTGTAACCCTCGTCAAGCGGGTACTCAAACGAGCCAAACCCGGTGCCATCCTCGACACCGGCGCGAAGCTGCTCGATCAGATCGTTCGTTTCCCACATCTCCGCAAGATACAGAGGGCTATCCGTAAAGCCTTCCGGAACCCCCTCATAGTTATCGCCCTCAGGGTACTCAGGCTCATACGTGTCAGGGCTAACGTCGTGGTAACCTTCCGGCATCTCGACGTATTCATTCTCAGACAGCAATGACGAGTAATCGCCATTCGCGTTGTACCGCGCCCACTCTGGCGTAGTCATCGGGCGAAGATTAACGACGTACGTATCCTTGGTTTCGCCACCGTACGTAGGCGCGGTCTCCTTTGTCACCGAATCCACGACGTACTGGCCCCAGACGACATCCTCGTGCTCGTGGAAGAACCAAGAAAGACGCTCGATGTTCATTGACGTAGCTTCACCGGCGTCCAGTCGAAAAACAACACCCGCCGTGTTATCATCTGACTTAAAGTTACGCTTCGCATACGAATCAGCGGTCGACTCTTCCCAGGTCCAGCTAGACGGAGCAAAGTTAATAACTGAACCCTCAGTCGTGTACAACTCAAAGTCTTCGTCAAAGATCGACATGTCAACGCCTCGGAACACCGGCCTCTGATTCGCTGACGCGCCAGCGGCAAGGATTTCCGCGAACGCACGATAGATTTCAGAGCCTTCCTCACCCGCCGCGAACGCGCTCTTTGACTCCTTAAAATCGTCAATACTGCCAAGCTGCTTGTAGATCTCGCTAGCGAGCGCAGAAACTGCGTTGTAATCAGAATCGTCAATACCGCTGTAGTCCGCGAGGGCTTTAGCCACTTCCCTTAGCCCAGTGCTGACTACTCCCCCGTCCCCATTGTCGATGTGCTGGAACAGTCCCCACCAACTTGCAATAAGAGCCTTATCGCTGTCGCTTGCCGTGTCGCTCATCACTCCAGCAAGCGCTGGCGCCAAGAACTCAGCAATGGCGGCGCGATTTGCCATAGCCTCAGATTCATCGGCGGGGATCGGAAGCTGCATCGCGAAATTGCGAAGCTCACGAACACCAGGCTGGAGCTCATCGACATCGATCGCGGAGATTTCCGCCGCGATATTAAGCTTCTCGAGCTGGCGCTGGCTAACGTAGACATCAGGCTCGGCTTCCTCTACGCTTTCTTCCTCGAGAATCTCGTCAAGCTCATCGGCAACAACCTCTGGCTCCTGCTCGCGAATCTCAGCCAGCGGCACGCTGCCGCCTTCGCCGCGCGACTCGTTGAGTGCGTCACGGTTCTGCGAATCACCAGCGCGCGAGTCGTACATGTCCGCGACAAGCCCGTCAATGTCAACACCGCGCTCCTGCAGCGCCAGGTACAGCGCCTCGGCAGGGACGTACTCGTCGCCGCCGTCAAACGCGAGCTTGCCCGAACCGGTCGCCGTGTTATTCGTCTTCTTCTTAGGCTTCGGGCCAGGCTTGCTCTTCTTAGGCTTCGGCGCATCCTCGTCATCCTCGCTCGGCTCGTCGTCGAGCTGCTCAAGGAATGAATCAGCGAAACTCTTATCGTTGACCAGCGCCTCGGCAAGCGCCTCGGTCAGCTGCTCCTCGCTGAACTTCTGCGCAAGAACACGCGGGTCATCAGTGTAATCAGCGCTATCCTCGTCAACACGACCCTCGGGCTCAAAGAAGTCCAGGTTCATCTTGTACGCGCCCTCAGGCACGTTGACGAAATCAAAAGACTGCGAAGACGCAGGCGAGGGCGGCTCTTTCGCTTCAGGTGCGTCCGGCAATTCGACGATCGACTCCGGCACGCTCGGCTGCGACGAAGAGGCGCCCTCCTCCGCAAGAGCTTTAACCTCGGCGAGATCAGAGCTAACCTGCTCTTCAACGTCCTTAGGCTTTCCAAGAGGGCGATCCTTAACCCATCGCCCTCTACCGTCTAGAGTAAACCCGAGCTCTTCCATCTTCGCCGGGTCAAGTTTTTCAGCCTCAGGGCCGTCAATGATGATTTGACCAGGAACTCGACCGCCGGGGTATCGCTGACCGTCTTCAGTAACCTCAAAACTAAGTCCGGGGAAAAGCTTACCCTTAGCTTTACCTCCAGAAGTATCTGGGTTAAAAATCTTGTCTAGTTTTTCAGCGGCGGACCTAAGCTCTACCGCGCGCTTCATGTCCAAAGCGTCGCCGGAAATAACTTTGCCATCGGGTCCGATGAAAGACATGCCACCGCGCTCGATGTCATACATGGTCTGACTTATCGCGCGCGCCGCCTTGCGATCTTCCGCGTCGAGGTTAGCAGCACGGATCTTCTTTTCGCGATCCATAGCCTTGAGCCAGGCCTTGAGCGTCTCTGCATCGCCAGGGCCTAGTGACGCTTCGCCAGCTTCTACCTTTTCCTTGAAGTCATTAGCTTCATTGATCGCTTCTTCAATTTCTTCATCCGACATCTTTTCAAGATCAGGGAAGCGCTTGTCTCTCGACAGGTACGGATGCTGCTCGGACTCCGGCGCTGATTCGGCGCCGGGCAGCTTGGCGATCTCCGGCTTATTCTTAAGCCCGCTCAGCGCATCGTCGGCCTCACGAGTCGCGTCCCAGCGATCCTTCTGAAACTTCTGCGGCAAATCAACGTCGCCCGACGTCGCCAAATCGTTCTGCGCGTCGCTCCATGTTTCATCGTCGCTCAGCGCCTCAGACACGGCATCGCGAGATTCGCCATTGCGAACCATATCCACGATGCTCGAGTCGACGCCAACCTTCTCAAGCGCTGCAGCCATGCGCTCACGAGACTTGTCATAGCGCTCCTGAGCAATATCGGGCAGCGCCGCCTGTACGCCGTCCCAGTTATAGAACGACCTGCCTTCGATCTCAAGGGTACCGTTAGGGCCCTGCTTAACACGGACTGTGTCGCCGTTCAGATCAGCCGTAAACTCGAGATCGTCAATGAAGTCCGTCGACCTCTTATCAAACGACGGAGCAGCGTCCGGATTCGACTGCTCGGCCTGCCACTGCGAACGCTCCTCGGCACTGCCAGGCGCGTCAAGCTTCCGCGGGCTATCCGCCGTCTCCGGAAACTCCGCGCTCCAGTTGTCAGGGACGCTTCGGCCAGACGCATCGACGCCACGAGAAACCTGGTCCTCGAGATCGGCTGTGCGCGTGTAAACATGCTTATCGTACTCAGCCTGGCGCTTCTTCGACCAAGCAGCGACCTTCTCAGCAGTCGCCGCATCATCAATCTCCGCCTTAGCCTTCGCGTCAGCGTCCGCGGCCTTCTTTGCGTCAGCCGCTACCGAGTTATCCTCGACGATGCCGAGCGTGTCCGCCCAGTCCTGCGCGTAGCCAACAACACGCTTGCTACCATCCGTGGAGCGAATCTCATAGAGAGGAAGATCCTTATTCCACTTACCAGACGGGTCAGCACCACCGCCGCGAAGATCAAACGTGCCCGGATTCTTCTGATTAACGCCGCCAGCCTTGTTGACGCGGGCGCCAAGTTCCTTGTCGATCTTGCTGTAGCGCGCGATTGTGTACTCATCGTCCGTGAACACGTCAATACCATCACTGGACGCGCTCTCGTCCTTGCGCCATCCCGCGGGCGCGCCAACCATCTCAGGAACAACAGTCTCGAAGTCACTCGTAATCGCGTCATCCGGCCCGTCACTATCGACGCCGTCTGGCAACGCGGTATCCGGCAGCATTGCCTTCGCGCCCTCGGTCTTGTTCGCGGGCACGCGAACAACTGAGCCGTCCGGCAACTGTAGATCAAGACTTGACCCGTCGTTCGGGTAGCCGACAACACGACCAATCGTCATCTCCGAGCCGCCGCCAGGCAGACCCATGCGGAAACGCATCGGCGCGCCCATCTCCGCGAACCGGCCCTTACGGTCACGGCGCTGTGCACGAGCGCGCGCCGAGCGCGCCGCACGCGAGTTACCGTCAGCGATCAACGCCTTGAGCGGGTCTCCAACAACAAACACTGCGGGGACAGACCCGGGAGGTAGCGCGGCCAGACGGGCACGAGCGTGATCCGCCTCGACGCTGCCCGGCTCATACGAAAACGCCGCCGCGACCAGCGGTCGAGCATCAGGAGCAATCTCCGGGTCAACGCTCAGCCACTGCGCCTGACTGCGACGCAGCGCCGATGCGGTCATCGCGTGAGGCGCCGTCGAGGAAGGGTGCCCAACCGGCAACAGGTCAGTGTTACGAGGCTCCACACCCTCTCTAGCCCCGCGAGCAGCCAACGAAAGAAACGCCGACAGCGCCCGAATCGCCGCTAGGCGACGAGCCTCAGGCTCAAGAGTGCGGAACTCGTCCAGTGCCCGGTTCACAACGCGCGCCGCGGACAAGTACGTCACCTGGCGTTCAGGCGCGATCATCGCATTGTTGTCACGAAGCAGAGACAGCACGTCACGGCGCAACGAGGAACGCTTAGACGGCGAGAAGTTCTTCGCGCGGGCAGGATTACGCGAACCAGCCTCGACAAGACGGTCGATCGGGCTTCTCACTGCTCGACTCCTTCAATGCGTGGTAGCAAATCCGCGTCCCGAGAAACACGACCGCGGCTAGCGAGTTCGTACGCGCGACGATACGGGTCATCGCCGTCGCGTACAGCGCGCTGCCATGACGCGCGCAAAGGCTCAATCATCTCGTAACCCTCGCCAGAGAACTCGGCAAGCGCGAAGATCGCCTGCTCAGGGCTGTCATAGTCCATTGGGTTCAACAACGTGACCTCAAGCTCGGCCGCGTACAGATCCGCACCAACCGCAGCGACAATAGACGCGGTTGACTTCGGGTGTGCCGATGGCAACAGGTCGTTATCCTGCACGTAACTCGAACGCGCAGGGCGCCCGGAACGCAACAAACGCAGAAACGCATTCACTCGAGCCATCGCCCATGCGTCGCGAGACACTCCAGGGCGATGCGAACTCGAGTACGCACCAGCACCACGGCGATACACAGCCTTAAGCATACTCAGTGTCGCGCGGCGGCCGTCGCTAGCTGTCGCGTTATGCTTTGTCACCTTGCCGCGGAGCGTGTCCTCGGTCTTCTTTGAAAACTTAATCGACCGCGCCTTACCACGCTGCGCAGAACCGGGCGCATTGCGTTTTGACCCTTTAACGCGATCCTTCTTAGGCGCAGGGCGAGATGCCGCCGCAGAAATCGAAATCTCGATCTCAGTCTCGTTATCGTCATCGTCGCCCGCGCACTTCTGACAGTCGCAGTCCTCGGCGCAGTCGCAACCGGCAGGTTTCCCTGGGCAATCGCACGACGCGGACAAACACGGGCAATGCTTAGGTTCGTCGTCATCGTCTGACTTACCAGACATGTTCACAACGCCATCAGGAATCACCGCAAGGCGGCACTTACCCTCCGGCTCAACCTCACGGGCAATAATCCTGCACTCGGTACCGCCGAGATACAGCACGCAGTTCGCGCACTTAACACCAATATTCGCGTCCTTGTTGATCTCCGCCGGTGCATACGCCGCGTAGATACCCGTGCCATCCTCATTGAACTTGCCATACTTCTCAGCAATCTCAATAAGAGCCTTAGCCATCTCCTGCTCTTCTGGCACGAGTTGAATCGCCGCGGTAATCGCGTCCGTGACCTCGTTACTCGGGAAGGAGCTCATCCGCGCCCTCTCCAGTTGACTCGGGAGCCGCTGGGCTCACGGTGTCAGCGGGTGATGGCGTCGTTGTGTCCGTAGCAGGCGACGCAGGCGCGCCACCCTTCAACATTTGCTGAACCTCGGGTGGAATCGGCGCCGGCGAGGCAGCCTGCGAAGCACCGCGTGCCGCGTTCATCATCTCTGGCGCGATCGCGTTCAACATCGACTCGACAAGCTCAGGCAGCATCTGCCCCTTCTCGAGCATCATGCGCAACGCGAGCTCATTCGGCGTCGGGGCGTCCGCGTCCGAGAACCCGTGTGCGCGGCGCCACGTATCAAACGAAACCGCGTGGCGATCAAAGCCCATATCCGCGTCAGCCGCGCGATCATTGCGAGTTGCCACAGCAGTCGGGTCATACCAGACCACAACCTTCTCGACGTCGCCGGGCGACCAGCCCTGCGCGAGAAGATACGGCCGCAGGTACATAACCGTGAGCGCGTCAACAATGAGAAGCATCAACGGCTCAATATGAGCCTTGTACAGGTTCTCGTCAATCTGCATCGCGTTGCTGTACTTCACGTTCGCGAGACCGGTAACGACATCCTTCGGAACATCGAGCCCCTGCAGAATACGCTCAAGCACGCGATCCGCGCGCTGCGCAAGCGCCGGATCAAACGACCGCTCAAACTTGAACTGCTTAATCTTGTCGCCAAGCTCCGCAGGCCCGCGAATAATGAGAGGCACAACAGCGGACGCGGAGTCCTCGTCACGAATTGGCGTCGTCATCGCGTCGATAAGCTGATCCTCGAACTCGTCCGCGGCCTCTTCAGCGGTAATACCCGGATTCAGATCAAGATCATCATCGTACGGGTAGTCAGGGTCCGGTGACGCGGCAACCGAGAGACCGTCCGGCAGATACAGCGCGCCAGCATTAAGACGCGAGCGAGCAGTAGCCCGGAATGTGCGATTCAGTAGCAGAAGCTCCGAGCACAGATCGAGCAGCCCGCGCAGGCTTGAGTCCGCCTCGTCCGAATAGCGAGGGTGCGGACGCCAGATACGACCAACAAACGCCTTATTCGGAAGCTGGAACCCTCCCTTATTGCTTGACATGCCGCCACCGGCAAGATCGCGGCGAGGAGTCACCATGGTGCCACCGCGCGGATCAACGCTCAGCTCGTCCGTGGAACGAATATCCCAGGTCTCCGGCAAACCCTGCCCGGGACGCTCAGGAACCTGCACCAGGTAACACTCGCCGGTCACGGACAGATTTAGCGCCGCGTCACGGAGCAGGCCAGGCTGACCACCATACGCGGAGTTCAAACGCGCCAGCGCGCGCTGAGCCGCGCCCGCAAGCGCTGGATCCAACCGAGCATCCGAATCGACAGGAACCGGAGCGTCCGACGGGTCATTCGTCACCGCGGCGTACAGGCGAATTCGAGAGATGACCGAGGCAACCAGATTGAACGCGTATTTGACCTCGCCAATCGCGTCGTAGTACTCCCACGCCTCGGTCTGCCAGGCGGACGCGGCCGAGGCCCGACGATTCTTAAACTGTTCAACCTCGCCCTTATCGTTGATCTTGATAATCGCGGCGGCGGCGGTCAACGGGCGATAGACTGAATACGGTGGAATCTCCTGAGTTGACGAGAACACCGCGAGCGGGCCAGCCGAGGCAACAACCGGAGAGGTCACGGGTGTGAGCGCGGACGATGCGCTACGAGCGCGAACGCGAGAAGACGACCGATCAGCCGCGGACGAATCGTCCCGCGAGAAAATCCCCACGAACTAGCTCCTTGTCGTCGTCACGTGCAGGAACGGAGCGAGGCGGTTCATGCTCATACTATGAACCGTCACGCGCGGCCAGCAAACCAATCACCGCGCTGATCGCGAAAACTACCGCGACAACCGTGGTTGGCCCTGGAACCATAATATAGGCGATCACGAGAAGTGATGAGACCCAGAAACCCGTGCACCACGGGCACGTGAACAAATAGCCGATCCCTCCGCGCTCCGGCGGGCGATGCCGCCATAGCCATTCCCGAAACCCGTCAAGAACGTGATCCCAGAGTAACAACCGCGTGATGCGATATCCGGCAAGACCGAAAATCACGAGCGCGGTCAAGTAATAGATCGGCGTCCAATCGGACGAATAACCTGTGATCACAATGTTGGGTCCTTAATCGAGTTGAGCGTCTTATACGGATTCCACGCGCGTAGCCGGCTGCCACAGCCGCAATTATCCTGCCGGCGAAACGCGAGACCCTTACCAGACTCCGTCAAGAGCTGAGAATCAACGTCACGGGAACCAGAAAGATTCACCGCGCGCACACCCTCACGAAACACGAGCTGCGGCCCGTTGCCCGCAACGCCGTCAACCGCGACAAGCACCAGCTCCTCGAACACGATGATCCGCGCACGATCAACGCCCATCGCACCGGAAGGGCGCGAAGAACCCGTGCCCAGCAACGTGTAATCGCCAAAGGAGCCAGACGGAGCCGCGACAACAATCGCCGGAAACACGTCGGACACAACCTTCACCGCAGGCACCCGCTCACTTGCTCGAGATCTCAAACATCTCCCACCCGAGAAACGCTCGAGCAAGAGGAATCGGAACAATCACCGGACGGGACTCAGTCGCCAGCGCGACACCCGCCGCGTTCGCGTTCAACCAGTATGAGACGTCATCACCGGACAACATCACCGCGCAGCCAGCCGTTGATGGCTCGCGGCGAAGCGCGACGAGCGGACGAGCAAGAGGGCGACCCGTACGCTCACCCGTCACCGCGACCAGGTACCGAGCACGAGACGAGAACGCCGCTCGAGGATTCGTCCACACGATCACTCCGAAATCGGCCTCCTCGAGCGTTGACATCTCTGGGCGCTCCCTTTCCGGTTCATTCGCGCGGAGGCGCGAGGCATACTGCTTGTCTTACTAAATTACTTGACTCGAACAGACATCGCGCGGTACGTCACGCCAGCCGCGTTCGCGAGCGCGCGAATCGGCACGCCATGCGAGTGAAGCTCCCGACACAGCGCGGTCAGATCCGCGTGCGCCTGCCCGATTGGCGAATTCGGATTCGTCCGCGCCCGATACCGACGCGCCACGGGAGCTAAAGCTGCAATTCGCTGCCGCGCGTGCTCAGGAATACCCGGTGCAAGAGAACGCGCACGAGACGGCACAGGCTGAGAGGATGACGGCGAAGGAGGCGGAGGAGCGGCGACAAGCGGAAGATCCTCAACAGGGAGTGTGCACGCGTTGATCCAGGAGCGCACGGTGGTGCGAGCTCGCGGCGGAGAAAACGCGTCACCGATACTGCTCAACGACCAGCCCGCCTCGTACAGCGCGCGAACACGCGCGTGCAGTCCGTCGCTTGACAGCGCGGCGAGAACTTCGCACTCGGAGGTTGGTAGCGGCGCACGGCGTGCAGATGTGCGGGTGCGCTCGATCACCGAGTCACTATATCACTCCGGGCGCGCAGTGTACACAGGCGAACATCGACGCGGTGACGAAGAGTTGTACAAAGAGGGGGACGAAGAGTAGGTTTAGGTTAAGTGGCTTTGGCGTGAGAGAGCGATATTGTATATTTCGAGGCGATAAGAAAACACTTCTAAAAAGTAGCGGCCTCCTGCACTTAAGAAAACTTATAAGAAAACTTATCTAAGGTTTCTTATAAGTTTTTCCATTGATGAATTCTAGTGGCGAGCTGGTCGACCTACCTGCCTACCTTCCTGCCACCTTCCTGCCACCTGCCTGGCTATTAGTCTAGTACTAGTCCTTGCCTTGGCTTGTGCCTTGCGCCTGGTTTGATGGCTAGGTTTAGCTGAGCTTGTCAGGTTGCTTGTGTGTAGTAGCTGGGTGTAGTCGATTGGGTGCAGCTACGTTAGCGCTAGACTAAGTGCGCGTGCCATGGGCTAATAGCAAAGTGGCACCCACCCCCGGTGGATGCCACTTCGTTGTGTGCTGGTTTGCTGGTGTTAGACGTGGACGACCACGATCGGGTCGCCCTTGAAGATCGCCTGGAATGTTTCCTCGTCGACGATGCCTGTCTCCTCGAGACCAATGGCTGCTTGGAAGGCGGCTACGGCGCCAATGGTCAGATTGCCATAGTACCCGTCTCTGTCGTCAGCGGCCTGCGTGAAGCCGAGCTGGTACAGGCGACGCTGCAGATGATGAACGGTGAGGCTCTTACGGTTATAGAGGTTCTTGACGATGCACTTGTCGAGGTACACGTTGTCGCGACTTCCAGTCACCGCAGCTGCGTATACCGCATTGTCGTCGGCGTCGCTAGCTAGAGACTGAGGCTGCGACTGTGATTCAGGCGCAGGCGCCGACTCGTGGGGCTCCGGCTCACCGTCGACCTCAAGAGCTGGGTCGGGGTCCTGGGTGTCCACGGGCTGTGGGTCAGGCCTGTGCTTGATGCGAGGCTGGGGTCGCCCTACCTCAACCGCGTCAGCCTCGACCTCAGCCGCAGCCTCAGTCTGGTCTGTGGTGTGCTCGTTCATCCGCGCTTGCTCACTCTCGTCGGCGGTGTCGGTGCGTTCGTTGTTGATGGTATCGAGCTAGAAACCGAGGTATGCTCGAACTTTGTTCCAGGTCTGCCGCATGCGCCCAGTGGGCTTGGGCTCGATTGGAGCTGGAGCTGCTGCCTTCTTAGCTGTTGCCTTGCGAGGCGCGGCTGCCTTCTTGGTGGCGGCTGGCTTCTTAGCTGCTGGTTTCTTTGCCGCAGGCTTCTTAGCTGCTGGCTTGGCTGCTGCTGCCTTCTTGGGAGCTGGCTTCTTGGCGGCCGGCTTCTTGGCGGCAGGCTTGGATGCCTTAGGGGTTGCCACGGTTCGAGTGTCCTCTCTGGTTACCGTACTGCTATTGCTTCAGATTATACGGTCACTCGAGCTTGGTGAGGCTTTGTGAAGCTGAGTAACGGTTTGGTAACTGTGGCCGGCTGAGTGCGAGCTTGAACTCGAGTCATGGTATAATAGTTCTATCAGCACGGCCCAACGACGAAAGGACAGGACCATGGCACAGACCACCAGCCAGCCGGCCGCCACGAAGGCGAGCCTCTACAACGTCACGATCTGGGGCTTCGATCGCTGGGGCGACGTCGCGAAGATCGAGGCGGCCGGTGTTCATTCGGTGAGCTCAGTCCTCCGCGAGGTCGAGGAGCTCGGCTGGCAGCGAATCAATGGCATCCAGCTCTGGTAAGCTTGCCGCAGGGCGAAGGGGCGGGGCGAAAGCTCCGCCCCTTCTCTTTGTGGTTAGTAACAGAGAGATAACAACTCAAGTTTTTTGGCAATTCTGGTTTACTTTGGAGTTCAGACAGAGTATAATAGAAACATCAGCAAGCCACAACGACGAACAACGGAGGACAACATGTACGCACTCACCCTCAAGGGCGACGTTCTTGGCCGCGGCTCACGCGAGGTCATGTCCGCGATGCGCGAGCAGCTCGCCCGGTTTACCGGCCGCGACATCTCGGAGTACCGAATCGAAGCCATCTAACCTACCCGCAAAGGAAAGGGTCCCCGAGCGAAAGCTCGAGGACCCTTTCTCTTTGTGGTAACCGTCGGCTAGCTCTTCTTCGGCGGAGTGTCCTTGCACGGGTATTGACTCATGAACTGACGGAACGGAGCCATGATCCAATTCTCATGCTGCCATGAAGACCACCCGCCGTAGTGGCTGGCGTTGAGCGATCCATCGGGATTGAGTCCCCACGGCACCCAATACTTGCCCTTGTTCGTCATGTGCTTGTAGACGATGCGCGACTGAGTGTATGGGTCGAGCATTGCACCGCGCGACCACCAGTGCTTACCGGAGTGCGCGGAAGTTTGTATCTGCCAGATACCAAGGGCGCCTGAGTACCAGGGCGAACTCTCGTCCAGGTTTTGTCCCTTGGACTCGCGCATGGTGATTGCCCATGCCATTTGGTGCGAGTAGCCGGTGAATCCTGCCGCGTAGAGCGTCTTCGCGAGCTGGTTCTTGCATTTCCACACCGGCTTTGGGTTTAGTGGCTTTGGGTCTGGTTTTGGCTTGTCAGCCTGCGTCGTTGAGTCGGTTGCGCTATTATCGAACCGTGCAGGCGTAGCTGTCGTTGTCGTCTGTGCGACGGATTTCGCGATTGGTGCGCGTGTCGCTGCGGATGCGTTGCTGCTGTGCGAGTAATAGGAGGTTACTGAGAAGATTGTCGCCGCAATGATTGCTGCGATGCTGAACGCTAGCAGTAGCGTTCGGCTCTGTCTATTGCTATCAGTGTTCTTCATAAGTATCCGATCTCTCGGGGACAGGGACAACGCCCGCGACGTGCACGGGCGCTCGCGCCTTCAGCGTTTAAGCTTGTTCATATGCGAAGGCGAGCTCAGACGGCCGTCTTGTTGTGACGGCGTGGTGGGCGTGCGTCGATGTCTTCGACGCTATGCATGATTGACCAGACTTGGTGAAGTGGAAGTTCGAAGTCGTCACCGCGTGTGTGGTGTACTCGGCTCTTGAAGTTGTCGTAGTCGATTTCGTACGTCTGATCGACGAGCCACCGCGCGAACTGCGAGCGGTCGATTTCAAGTCGGTAAGGGTAGTCCGCTCGGGGCGTGTGATGGATTTCGTTTGGCAGGTCTGGCGAACCGCAGTAGCCAATGAGTGAGTCGAGCGACTGCCTGTCGCGCGCACGCACGAGTATGACACCGATCTTGTCTCGGTGCGCTACCGCGCTAATGAATCCGTCTTGTGTGAATAGCCACATAAGCTGTTCTCCTTCTCTCTGTCGTTGCGTCCTTGCGTTGACGACTAGCTGTTGCTAGTCTCCGAGCTTTTCTTGAATCTCTTCTGCGCTTACTTCGGTGACCTCGACGGCGCAGCCTTCCTGCTCGTACATTCGCTTGACTCCGTGCTTCTCGTCTGCGCGAACGTACGTGACGAATGTGATGTCATCGCCTCGGTCTTGTGGCTTGGTGATGGTGAGCTTGTAGCCAGCTGCGTTCTCGTTCATTTCATGTCACCTCCTTGGTGAAGTATCGTATCGCTAACGACTGTGCCCCACCCTGGTTTGGGTGGGGGCAGTCAGCGAGTTTTAGAGCCCGAATACCTTTCGGCAGTCGGGGCCGAGCTGGAACTTGCGGCTCACGGGATCGGTGAGCTCGGCGCCACACTTACCGCAGCAGCTGTAGTGCAGCCCGAAGAGCTTCGCGTATTTGTACGGGTCGCGCTCGAGGAGCTCAACGATGGCGAGCGTGTCCTTGTGCGTGAGCTTGTGCCGCGTGAATGAACCGACGCTGCCGGTGAGGCGGCGCATGTAGAGCGTGCGCATGTACTCGCGGACCTCGATGAAGAGCAGGTCGCCGTGAATGCTGGGCGCTGCCTCGAGCTCGAGGAACTCAAGCTCCTCGACGGGGATGGCGTACTTGCTCTTGGGGATACCCGCAAGAGCTGATTGCGTGGGTGAGGGTGAGCTGGTTGACGTGTACTTGGGCGCGGCCGGCAGTGTCTTGAGGTGGTCGATTGTGCGGCTGGCGGCTGCCTTGTCCATGAGGGGCAGGCTGTCGCGAATGATGGATGCCGCGACCTCGTCGACCGCGCGGAGCTCGAGCAGGTTGCGAATGTACGCGACCTGTGCGCCGGTGGCGGGTACGATTGTGGCTGTTGTCATCGTGTGCACCGTCCTTTCGTCGTCGTCGTCGTTGTAGTACTATTATATCAGGTGCCCCTATAAACGAGCAACCCTCCCGAGGGCATGTCACTCGGGAGGGCCAGTGCTCGTGAAGTTTAGAGGCTGTTGACGACGCACTCGATGGGCTCGGCGATGATGAGCTCCTGCGTCTCAGAGTTGAAGAGGCGGACCTCCTCGAGCTTGGCGCCTGCCGCGAAGGCAGAGGTCACGAAGTCGGCAACCTTGCCGTCGCCCAGGGTAGTGACGAACTCACCGGCCCAGATCATTCCGGTGTCTGACGTGATGAGTGAAAGCCCGTCGACCCAACGGCCGGCGATGTTTTCGGTGATGAGAGTTGCCATGTTCGGTGTCCCTTCGTCATTGGCCAGGCTCCCTGGCGATGGTACTATTATATCAGGTAGAGCTAGTCGACGCGAGTGGCAATCGCGACGGTGGTCTTGGTCCAGGTGCCGCCCTGCGCCTCGACCGCGCGAATGATGTTGAGCTCGGTGGTTATCGGGTCGGGCATGTCGGGCCAGAGAACGGTGACGCCGCTTTCGATGCCGGCGGCATCAGGGACCTGCCACTCAATGGCGGGCATCGTGGTGGTTGTGGACAAGGCGGTAGTCCTTTCGTCTCGTCTAGCGAAAGATCTGGTGGCTGGCGCAGAACCGGCCAGAGAATCGGTAGTGCTTGCAACCTTCGTAGTCGCACTGACCCTTGAAGGCGACCTGGCCGTAGTGAAGTGTCCGGCCTTGGCGATCGATCCTGCTGTCCATGTTGTCCTCCAGTCCTTGGCGTCCTTGTAGAACTATTATATCAGGCAGGCGGCTTGAGCTGGCCTTGAACCAGCTTGAGCTGATCGATGACCAGCCCGCATGGACAATGAACCTTCAGAAAGCCGCCCGAGAAGGCATGGAGACGCCTACATGACGGGCAGTGGTAGAATCCACGGATAGTCGTCATGTAGGCGCTCCATTCCCTTCTCAGACCGCGTACGCCAGCTCGTATCCCTTGGCGAGCTTCTCGTAGCGCTTGTTGAACGCGAACTGCCGCGCCGCGGACTCGGTGGCGAAGTACTGCGAGGAGTGCTGGCGCCGGGTCTTCTCGGCCATTCCCCACGAGGTCCGCACGATCGACCCGTCGATCACGATCTCGTACACCTTCTTCTTGCCATTGGCTCCGCGAGTCCCATCGGACTCCTTCAGCAGGCACCACTTCGAGTTCATTTGTCCTCCGTCGTTTCGTCGTTTTCGCCGGTTCGTCGTTCCGGCGTTGGTACTATTATATCAGGTACTCGAGTTCAGGGGTAAACAAAAACGCCGCCCATCTTTCGATGGACGGCGCTCTTGTGGGCTAGATGAAGCTAGTCCTCGCGAAGTGAAAGAACCGCGACCGTGACGCTCGCGATCAGCAGACCAAGAGCTCCGATCTCTCTCGAGGTCTGGCTAAGCGCGAGGAGGATCAACCCAACCGAGCCAAGCCCGGCGGCGATGATCGGGAAGATAGCGACGCGACGACGCTTCACGTCTTAGCTTACCTCACCGGTTGCCGGCTTACGCGTACGCCCCTTGAGTCGTGAGCTTGCGTCACGAATCGGCGTGCCGGAATCGACAATGAGCTTGCGCGCCTTGCCGTACGTGATGCCGAGCTCGGATGCGACCTCGACGACTGACTTGCCTGCTGTGTAGAGCGAGGCTGCCTGAGTTGCACTAGCTGCGCTAGTGGGGTTGGTTGTGTCCATTACGGTTTTCTCCTTGGAGTGTCGTTCTGTTGTTTGTTGTGGTTCAGCTGCGAGTTCTTCTCGAGCTCGAGAAGTTAACCGCGCAGCTTCGGCAAGGAGATCTCTGCCTGCCGAAGTTTGGTTGTCGATCATGTCACCTCGTCGTTTCGTGCCGTACGGGATCTACAGTACTACAGGTTGAGTAGAAAGTACATTGGAAGTTTAGATGACTAGAATCATCGCAGGGAGATCTCCGTACTGGGCTTGCTCCTTGGCGTATGTCAAGTATGCGTCGATGACGTCGGGGAAGGTGTTGAACACTTCGCTCCACTCGTCAATCGCGTCCCATCGGCTGCCGCAGCACGGGCAGTCTCGTTCGGAGTCGAAGTAGACTCCGATCTTCTCTGCCTTGTTGTTTGCTTCATCGGCACTCTGGGATTCGACGACTACGACGATCGCAGGGGTGGTGAAGCTACCTCCGCTATTGTTTTGGCTGAAGACGTAGAACGCCACTGGCTAGCTCACCTCGTCTCTGGGATCATTGGCTGAACCGCGCACGGCTCGATTGAACCTCCGCGCCAGTCGCAGGCGATGTTCTTTCCCCAGACAAGAGAATTGACGCCAATGGCTGTGGCGATGATCGCGATGGCAAGAACGATCTTGCCGCGTCGTGTGAGTCGAACGTCGTTCATCTTTGCCTCCTTGGTCGGTGCCGTAGATCTATTATATCGGGTAGATCCGACTTTTGGCCGCATTACGCCACGCTGAATCTTCGATAAGCTTTAGATCCGGCTGAGCAAGCTCGGAGTCAAGGTCTCCCTGCCTCCACGCCCACCCGGGAACGTATCCGAGCTCGCGAGAGAGCTTTATGACCCTTTCAGCCTGCCAACCAGTCCGCGGAGTCATTCTTAGCTCATCATAGACTCGAGCTACCGCGCTCGCTGTGCTTGCGTACACCTTTCGACGCATGTTGACCGGTCGAAGCGTTGACTTTGACAGTCCCGCACGATCGGCAATCTCACCGCGGGTCCAGCCAAGCAGAGCTAGAGCTTCAATTCTCCTTCGCGTTCCGGCTCCAGAAACCATTCGCCTGCTTGCAGGCAACAACGGCAGCGACATGAGCCTCGAGGCTGTTCGACGATACACAACGCGCTCGGGTGGAGCACTAAGGACGTATCGAACCGTGCGTTCGCTGATTCCCGTCCGCGCCTCGACGTCCTTGTAGCTAGCTCCCTGCCTCATCACTGCTCGAAGATGATTCGCTACTATCTTCGCCGGCAGCCCTCTCGGCTTGGTCGTTGTTGTCACTAGTCTCTACCTTCGCTACAGTGCTCCAGTGTTCATCCGCGCATGGGCAGCCGCAGATCCATAGATTCTCGTACCAGGCTACTTCTCTCTTACACTTCGCGTGTTCCTCTGAATCTTGTTCTTCGCCCATGCACCACCCGCAGCGCGCGCGAAGTCGAATTGGCGTTCGCGGGCCGTCGTAGTCTTTATGCGCTTCGAGCTTCTTCTTGCTCACAGCGGGATTCTCCGTTTCGCGGCTCGTCGTCGAGAATGTGTTCTGAGCAGTAAGCGAGCTTGCCTTCTGAGATGAAGTCCGCAAGCAGCGGGCAGCTCGGTACAGCGCAAAACGGCCTGCCGCAGGTATAGCAGACGACGTTGCCTTCGTCCGTCACGTCGAGTTCGAAGTGAAAGCATACGTCGCCGACCCTCACGCGGTTGCCTTGGTCGTTCGAGCTTCACGCTCGCCAACCGGCACCACCTCATGTGTCGTTACGTCTTTTTTCGTCTTTTGAAGCCAGTCCCGCGCGAGCTCGTCGCTCATGAACATGCCAAGCCATTCGCCTGTCGGCGCGAATACGTTGACGTACGGGTAGTTCATTGCGTACCTCCTTTCGTCTCTAGCGCTATTATATCAAGTACTTAGGAATACTGTACCGCGATCGCGTATGGCGGGCCTGTTCCGTTGTCGAGCTTGCCGGCAACTCCAAGCGCATACTTTACCGCGGCCTTGGCGTGTTCAACGTCTCGGGCGTCGATTGGGTCTTCGACCAGTGCGTGTAGCGCACCGAGCGCGTAGTCACCGCCGGACCCCGCGGCATACAGGCCGAGCGAGTCCCGCATGTAGCTGTAATCCTCGCCGAGTTCGTAGATAACTCCGCTGACGCAGACAAAGATTGTTGAGCTGTGCGAGTGGTCCTTGCCGTATCCGGCTGACTCAAAGCACTCTTTTAGCTCAGGGAGAAACACTGTTGACATGAAGCGATCGAGCTTGCGCCCGGTTTTATCACTCGGGCTGGGAGGATCGAATACATGCTCGAGAATGTTTACCGCGCGAAGATCTCCTGCCGCGCTCATGAAGTACGGGCCTCGACGAAGAAGCTTTGATTGATTGGCCGGTAACGTGAATACTCGACCGCGGTCTTCTACCACGCGAGAGTCGACGCCAAACACGGCCCAACCGTGCCCTTGAACAGCCGCCATCGTCGTCATGGGAGCTATTCTATCTGAGAGGTAGAACTAGACCTCTTCAAGAAGTTCCCGTATCGCCGAATAGAGCTCGGGGTGATTGCTGACATACCGTGTCCAAACGGCACCGACTACGCCCACGCGGGTAAGCTTGTATAGGTCATCGAGATCTGCCCCTGCTTGAGTCACGTCAATGGTCATTCCCGGGCGGTAGATGCAGATCTCGTCGTTCTGGTAGATCCACCCGTATCCATTGGTTCGGCTCAAGATGTCCGCGGCCCAGCTCATGGTGACGGCGCCCAGTACACTTGGTTTTGGCATCGGTAGCACGCTCGAGTAGTCATCGGCGTAGAAAGATGAAAGAAGCGACTCGGCTGCATGAGCTGATCTAAGCTTTCGAACGTCGGCTACGGTTTCGCGCTTGACGGTGGCGTCCCACTCGTCCCACTCATACTTGAATCGCTCTGTGATGTCGCTGTGGGTTTTCGTGCGAATCTCGACCGTAGCGCCTATGCGATTGAAGATGTACAGGTAGTGCGCCGAGTATGGCTTGAGTTCGACGTACTGAAGCGCGTAGGAGTATCGCCCGCCTAATCGAGACTTTGCTGGCGTGCTCGGGTGAATAGCTGCAGTCATGACTACTCGCCTTTCTCCAGCTCGCGGACGGCGGCCATGATGCGTTCGAGGTCGCGCATGGTGATCTTGGTGAAGTCGTTGCAGAACTTCATAACCGTGCGACGCGGCACGCCTGCCTTGTCCGCGACACGATCGACGCCGTGCGTCTTCTTGATTGTGTAGCCGACGTCCTGCATGCGATCTTTGTTCATCATGTCAGTTCCCCCTTGAGTCAGCTATAGCTGCGCGTCGCTTGTCTCCACGGGAGCGGCGTCGCTTGGTTGTGCGGTGCTGGTACTTGGTGATGACGCGGTTGATCACGCTGATCCCGCGCGACGCCGGAGTTACGAGCGCCGGCTTCTTTGTCTTCGCCATTGTGGTCTCCTTCCCTCGGCGTTAGTACTATTATATCAGGCGAGGGCGGAGATTGAAGTTTAGTAGTAGTCTGGGTCCTGAAGTCGAAGCGCGGGGTAGTCTGAGTTCTCGCCAGGGCGAGGCGTTCGACCTGGCGCCGCGACGTCTCGCTGAATGAGCTGTGAGATGCGCTCAAGGCTTCGCCGCGCGACCTTTTCGCTCGAGTTTGACGCCGGGCGGGTTGGATCGAGCTCTGCGACGTCTCGAAGAGCTCGTAAAGCTTCCTCGAGCGCCGCGGAGATCTCTGCAGGGTTACTCACTGGCTTCCTCCGACCAAAGTTCGTCGCGGAGATGAATCTCGTAGTAGTCGCCGCGCCAGGAGTTGTCGCCGAACTCGATGTTGGCGTCTTCCTGAAGCTGGGCGAGCGAGAGGACCGCGGTATGCCACTTGTCCTCGAACATGATGACGAGCTTGACGTCGTCCTCGAGCGGGTCGGCGACAACCGCAACCTTGAACGGCGCGCCGCCAATGCCGTTTCGATGATAGGCGGACTTGAGAATCGAGAGCTGGTGATCGAATGTCTTTGGCATTCGGACTGCCCCTTTCATTTCGTCGTTGGCACTATTATATCAGGTAAGTGCGAAGGCAGGGCAAGCTTTTGCTCACCCTGCCCGCAACTTCTTTACGCTGCCTCGAGCTTGAGCTCGCCCTTCCGGATCTGCGACATCGTCTCGCTTGCGACCTTGCACGTCGTCGCAACCATGCTTGCACCGGTCGACGTGTTGAAGATCAGGTAGTGCGAGCAATCGTTGGCACGGAGGACCGCAAGGCTCGCGCGCTTGCGGAAGTAGGCAGGCGTATACCCGCTGGGCAGCTTCACGCCCTTGGCAACCACTCCCGGCTGCTCGACTCGCGTCCACGGCTTCCACCGCGGCTTCTTCTCGGCTACTGTCGTCGTCATCTGTTCACCCCATCTCGTCTTCCGTCGTTTCCCGGCGTGCCGGGCTGTTAGTACTATTATATCAGGTACCGCGCGGGCTACCACTCCTGGCGAGCCAGGATCTCTCCTTCTGGAGACAGAAGTCGCTTGCGGTAGTCTCCGAAAGTATTCAGACTGCGGTAGTAGAAAGCTGCCTGTGCCGCAGTGTCGAGAGTGTAGCGTGTCGTCCACTTGCCGTGCGTCTTGCGCACCTGAACCTGGTACACCTTGGTGTCCTTTCGTCGCTGGCTGATAGTGCTATTATATCAGGCAGAGACTCCAGAAGGGGTCGCAGTCCAGAGAATCTCGCCGGTCGACGTATCGACGATGCCGAGGATCATGTTCCGAGTCCACAGCTCGTAGCGCTTGCCGAGCTCGGGATGATTCTGCAACCACCAGTAAAGCTCGCCTGCCGTAAGACCAGGGTCAGCTAGGACGTGGTACTCGACCACATCGTTAGTGCGCGGATCGGCGCTGTACGTCGATCGATCGCAGATGTAAAAGACGTAGTCGGTGAATAGAGCAGTGCCCGGTCTCATGCGCGACTCCTCTCGCTTCGAAAGTCTCTCGCGATCCGCCGCAGCCAGCGGCTGTACGACCAGACTACAAACAAGACCGGACTGCGCTCGTGAATCATCATGCCGGGTCCACGATTGAGGTCGGCACGACGATCTCGGGTGAGACGCAGGCGCCGTCAGAGTTTATTCGAGAGAATCGGCCGATCGGCTTGTCGAGCATGACGACGATCTTGGTCCGGCGCAGGGCAACGACAGTGCCGACCGAGCCAATCAGGTACTTCGTGCCGCACAGGTTGTTGAATCGAATCTTCTGCCCGAGCCCAAAGTCGCTCTTTGAGCGAGTGGTCCGCAGCTCGACCTGGCGCTTTTTCACCGCAGCCTCGATGTCGGCGAGCTGCTTGTCGTACACGCCGGTTGAGATATCGATCACGATCTCTTCGAGTAGCAGCATGCTCATGTCTCCTCTCCGAATGAGTAGGTGAGACGTCCCTCGAGCACCTGCATGCGCGTGCCGTCGAACGAGTAGCGCCAGATGGCGTCATCCTCGCCGCGCCAATCGATCGCCGAACCGGGTTCGACGAAGTGCGCGATGGTGGCGAGAAACAACTCTTCCTGCCCGGTCTTCGAGTCGTATCCAACGATCCGGGTGCCTTCGGGCTCGACCTTGGTCTCGAAGCCGAGCATCTCGAGAATCTCGGCTACGGACGTGACGGTCTTGTCGTAGTCAGACGGCATCCAGGAGAACCAGGACTCGGTCTTTCCGCCCTCCGCGTAGCGTCCGCCGCGCTTGAGGTGGTTGTTGTCGCTTGAGTTGAGCTTCTTGAGCGCGTCGAGGGCCGCGGACTCGTTGACGATCGGCAGAAGCCAGTTCGTCGACGTGATTGAAACGTAGTAGCCCATGTCGTGTCCTTTCGTCGTTGGGCCGTGCTGTTAGTACTATTATATCAGGTGCCACTCGCACGTGGAGCCGGATCCAGCCGCATGGCGATCGCAGCTCGAGTACGCGCAAAAGCGTTCCTCGATGCGAAGAGGAGTCTCGAAGGTGACAGTCATCGACTCGGGCGCGCCCTTGACGTCGCCCGCATCCGCGAACTCGACGTAGACTTCGTTTGAGCTGACGCGGACAACGTTGGAGACGGTGACGAGGCACTCGTCGCCGGAAGCTGTTGGCAGGGCAACGGCGTCACCGACTCCGATGCTGAAAGCGTAGATGGGCCGGGCGATCACGGTCATGTAAGAATCTCCTGGTCCTTGATGGAAAAGACGGGCGCACCGGTCGTATCGAATACGCGAATGCGCCCATCGAACCATTCGCCTAGCGGATCTTGCTCGATCTTATCTCGCACCAGGTCGAGGGCGCGCGACTTGGCGTCCTCGAGCTGATCGGCTTCGAAGTAGATGACGAACGTCTTGCCGCGTCGGCGCGATGTGAGCCTGTAGATCATGCCGGAGCCTTAGCGTTCATGGAGTGAATGATCTTGCCTTCACAGTCCTTGAGGACGATGCGTCCGAGCGCCCATGGACCGGTAGGGAAGCGCGCTGCGCGTTGAATGATGATGTCGACCGCGTCGAGAGTTGCCACCATCGAGTCGGCCGCGATGATGATAGCTTGGGACTTGCGGCGCCCGAGCTGGGCGGTGAGCTTATACCGCATGATGCCTCCTGTTGTCGTTCCGTCGTTGGTACTATTATATCAGGACGAGTATGACGTGCGGGTGGCGGTTGAGGTAGCTACTCTCCCTGTCGTGCGACCTGCCCTTACCGAAGAGATGACCCGTCACGCGACCCAGGCGCCCGACCTTCGATCCGACAAAGAAGGCCGAGCGCCTGGACAGCTGCGTCCTACTTGGCGATGAGCACCGTGTAGGGCGACTCGTACAGCGAAGCCTGGTAGGCCTCGGGGAACGCGTTCTGAAGGACCTTGCGGTCGATGTTCGACCGGTTGCGCTGCGCGATGCGAACGCGCTCGACGCCAGCGATGATGCCGACCTCGGCATCACCGAGGAGCTCGCGGATGGCCGCCTCGGCGGTCTCCTTCTCGGCCTCGAGCACCTTCATGGCCGCCTTGGCCGCAGTGAACCGCGCGATAAGCTGCGCGGCATCGGTCGAATCGAGCTCGACGGTCGTCGTGCTGGTGACCACCTCGGTGGTCTTGGTAACTACGGTGCTAGTCATTCGACTACTTCCCTTCGTCTCTTGAGGTGCCCTTTGGCGCCTCGTTGGTGCTATTATATCAGGTGCCTCTGGCCGAAGGAAGAGGCACCTGCCCGGTTGTGACTAGTCAATGACCGCTCAATGGGTGTTTAGCTAGCGGGTCGACAGGTACAATAGAAACGTGCGGAACACCGCGCAATGACAAAACGACAAGGGAGAAGATAATGGCGAACACTATTGAAAACGACATCACTCAGGCGATCTCGCTTCTAGCTGATGCCCTCGGCATCATCCGAGGAGCGCCAGAGGCGTCCGGCACCCAGGGGCGAGGGCGACCGCGCAAAAGCGGGGGCGAGCATGCCGCCGAGCTCTACAGTCGAGGGCTGTCCGTCAAGGAGGTCGCAGGGAAGCTCGGCGTGAGCTATCCGACAGCGCGTCGGATGATCACCGGTACCGGCACGAGCATCCGGTCAACCGAAGAGCGCGCCGCCGCGCGTCGCCGTGCGACACAGCACGCGGCGTAGACGAAGAGCCCCGGCGGGGAGTTCCGCCGGGGCCTTCGCGTCTACTTTGAGAGCGTGAGCCAGTAGTCTGCCCCGCGGTCTCCACCTTCGATTACAAACCCCGGGCTGCACGGGCACATTCCGCATCCGGCGCTCTGGCTCCAGCGCAGCTTGCCGAAGCGAATGCCGTTCGCGCGAAGGATATCCTCGAGCGGCTTGCGAAGAAGCGTGTACGGACGTGTCCGCCGGGCATATAACTGCTCGGTGATCGTCTCGCCCTTGACCTCGATGTAGACGATGCTCTGGCCGTCCGGGCGATCGCTGAATCGGATCGGGCCGTTTGCCCAGGTGCGTCCGTACGGTGACTTCTTGAAGCTCAGCGTGCCGAGCGTCTTGTGGATGACTTCGGTTGTCATGTGGTTCCCCCTTCATTTCGTCGTTGTAATACTATTATATCAGGCAGCCTGCCAGACGACTTCGCCGGTGGACTGGTCGATCACGGCGATGACCTCGAGGTGAGGGCCGTCATATCCCCAGTCCGAGCTCGCCGCGGCGGCGCGGATGACGTCCGCGGCGGTCGCGGAGCTAGGCGCGGGAAGATCGAACTCGTCATAGCTGAAGTCCGTCGGGAATGCCTTGCGCTCCGCACGGTCCGCGATGCAGACTGTGTACATGTGCGTTCCGGCTGGCAGCGTGTGCAGGTTCACGTACATTCCGTCCTCCGTATGTCGTCGTTGGTACTATTATATCAGGAGGGAAAAGGACCGGCGCGCCAAGAGAGCGAGTCGATGTCACCGGGGGAAGTGACAGGTCGCATACTCTCGGCGCGCCGGGGTCTGTGTTAGCGGCGTCTGCCGCCGCACCCTCGATGACCGCAGCCTCCACAGAAGCCACCGGAGCTGCAGGCGCACCCGCAGCTGCCCACGGTCACCACCACCTCTCGCACGCCTCGCGACGGAATCGCGCGCGGAACTCCGGGTCGCAGTCGCTGGCGAGCTGGGAGATGATGTCCTGGATCGCCTCGCGGATCATGTCCTCGCCGTACTCGGCGGCGACGTCGTGCTCGCAGTCGCGGAGGGCTTCGCGCGCCTGCTCGATCGTAGTGTACGTGTACTGCGTTGCCTTTGCCATTTCCGTGTCCCTTCGTCGTTGGCGTAGTACTATTATATCAGGCGCCTTGAAGGCACCTGATCTCGTACGCTTCCCACAGGTCGAAGGTCGCCTCGAAGTCTCCGGTCTCGTGGTAGAAGCCCTCGAGCTTAGGCAGGTCGCCCCAGATGCTGGCAACGAGCACGGCCGAGCGCCATCCGATCTCATCGGTGGGGTCGACGCAAGGGCATTCCCTGACGAACGCTTCGGCGAGGCCGCTGTACGGGTTGGTGCGATCGCCAGCCTCGACGTACCCTTCGCCTGAGCAGGCGACGCAGTTGGCGGTGATGGTGTCAGTCATGAGGTGTCCTTTCGTCGTTGGTGCGTTGGAACTATTATATCAGGCAGGCCCGTCGCGCCAGGAGTCGTACGGATCCGTGTAGTCCTCGGGTGAATCGATCTTCCGGTCCCACTCGTACTCGCACACCGTGCACACGCAGGAGTCCACGTCGTCGTATCGGTGCAGCGTCGTGACCACGTGCAGGGTCGGCTTCTCGCACTCGGGGCAATCGAGGGTCTCCTCGGTCTCCGCGTACGGGCCGGCGATCTGCCACTCGTTGCCGGTGACGCCGGGCGGGTAGTTGCTCATTCGGTTTCCTCCTGTCGTTCCGTCGTTGGAACTATTATATCAGGAGGGCCGGCCCGGAGAGGGACGGGACGAAAGGACGGACGAAACAACCGTCCCTCTCCGGGCCGGTGTCTATGCGGCGTTGCGCGTGCCCGCGTTGGTGAGCTGGCGGGCTGCCGCCGTGCCGATCTCGGTCGCGGCCTTCGCCGGATCGAGGTAGCCCGGGATGATCGCGGCACTCGCCGTGCCGATGATCTCTTTGGCGTAGTAGTCAGAATCGAACGGCAGCCACAGGACTGCGACGCCCGCCTGGTCGCACCGCTGCACCCAGCGGCGAGCGTTCCGCTGCTCGGTCGGCGTGTAGCACCCGTCACTGACGATGACGAGCAGACGCGCGCCGGTGCCGTGCAGCAGGTTGAGCCCGCCGTCCAGCGCCTTGAAGGCATCGTCGAAGCGCTCCGTGCCGTCCGGTGCAGTGTACACGTGCACCTCGGACAGATGCTGCCCAGGCTTGAGCGTGGGGAACACGCCGCTGCCGTAGTACACCATCGCCGCGCGCGCCTGGATGCGACGAGCCGCCTCGGACATGACCCATGCCGTGACTGCCATCGGCTCCATCGCCGAGCTCATGCTGCCGGAGATGTCGACCATGACGCCGATGTTGAGCGTCGGGTCGTCGGTGTGCTTGCGCGCCGTGCGACGCCAGGGCTCGATCTCGGCGCGGATGCCCTTCGACTTCAGAGCGGCGCCCTGCACCATTGCGCGCGTGCGCAGTCGACCGGGAGGAAGAACCGAGTGAATCTCGACCTCGTCACGCTCACGGTACTTCGCCTTGTCGAGCATCTGCGCAACTCGAACTGCTGCCGCGCGTTCCGGACCGGTGGGCGGACGCGTCGCAACGAGTCGCGACGCGGACCTGCTTGTTGCGGATGGGCCGGTCCCCTTGGCGAAGAGCTTCGAGGCAGCGGACTCGTGCTCGCGGCGCTCGGTGCTCGCGGAGCTGCGCGCCTTGACCTCGCGGTCCCACTCCTCTGCCATCTGCTGATCGGCGGCGTCGTCCGCGGCTGAGATCGCGACCATGTCGCGCATGTCCTCGAGCGCGTCGAGGATGTCGCTCATGCTGATGCCGGAACCTTCGCCTTCACCTTCGCCGGACTCACCGGTGCCTTCACCTTCGCCGGACTCACCGGAGTCACTCGGATCGCCAGACGTGCCGGACGTGCCACCGGGTGTTCCGGTCTCGCCCTTCTCCTTGGCGCGCTCCTTGAGAAGCTCGACCCAACGGTAGGCGAGGCCGTACATCGACTCGACGTTGTAGTGATTGGCGTGAGACTGGAAGGTGAGCCAGATGCTGCGGAGCTCCTTCATGAGCTCGGCGCCCAGGTGTTCGTCGATGATGCCGATGACCTCATTGACGTCGTCGCGATCGAGAACGCCGGCGTCAACGCGAGCGTGAAGCAAACCAGCGAGGTGCGCCGCGTTCCAGGTGTCGAGCTCAGCGCCCGGGTTCTCGCGAATGTCAGCAAGGACAATGTCGAGCGCACAGGCGCGAAGAAACGCGCGGTTGCTCGGGATCTCGCGAACGCCCCATGCTTCGATGCGGGACTCCTCGAGAAGCGTAAGCGCCTGGTAGACACGAGCAGGAAGCTCGGCGATCGCGGCGTCAAGGTTCCAGCGCGAGTAGCGAGCGTGCAGTGCCTCGTGGAAGATGGCGCCAGCGGCGCGCGGCCAGTCAAACTGCGTATCGCGCTCGCGCAGGTCGCCAATAAACTCTGGCGACACTGTGCCGAAGGCGACGTCGACGTTGACCTCGACCTCGGCGAGCTTCGGGTTGTAGCATGCGGGCGCTGGTCCGCCGGCGCCAGGTCCGACGTATGCGACCAGGTCGCTGCGTCCTGCCCAGGTGTTCACCAGCTCGCCGAGCTGGGCGCCAGTGCGCAACCACTCGGAGGGCGTTGCCTCCGCGCGGGTGACGCTGTGCTTGATGTGCGCCATGTCCGTGTCCTTTCGTCGTTGGTGTTTCCGTCCGTGAGCACTATTATATCAGGTGCCCTGTGAGGGGCGCCAACCAACCAGCCAGGTGGTCGACGCCCCTCGGCGCGAAGATACCGGAGGCTAGATCTTCGCGGGTCGGCACTCGTCGCCGAAGACCCGAGTAAAGACGTCCGCAACGACGGGGCGGTCCATCTCCGGGGCAGCGGCCAAGAGGTTCGCGATCGCGAACTTCGTGCCGAACATCTCGGACAGATCACGGAAGGCGAGCAGCTCGCGCATCTGCGGAGCCCAGCTCACCTCCGAGCTCTGCTGCTTCTTGCTCAGGTTCTGCGCCGCAGTCACGATCTGCGCGGGAACGCCGAGCTTCTTGGCGAGACCCCAGTCCGTGGTCATCTCCACCTGGATCGTGAAGCGGGACAGCAGAGCCTCGGACAGTCGAACGCCGGGAGCGTTCGGATTGGTGGCGGCGATGACGTAGAACCCGTCCTCCGCGTGAACCACGCCGCGCTCAGGGTTGGCGGTCACGTTGTACTCGCGGCGGCCGTCCATGAGGCCGTACACGATCGACAGCACCTTCGGGTCGATGAGACCGATCTCGTCGATGAGGAAGGGCTTGCCTGACGCGGCAGCCTTGAGCAGAGGGCCGTCCTCCCAGACGAAACCGCCGGACGGAGTCTGCACATAGCCACCGACCAGGTCGGCGACCTCCGTGTCGCCGGAGCCGAGCAGCGTGAAGGCGTCGTCAAACGCCGCCTCGACCAGTGCGGTCTTGCCACAGCCAGGCGCGCCGTAGAGCAAGACAAACTGCATCGCATTGCGCGCCTTGCGCAGAACCTCGACGTCGTCGTGCTCACCCCACTTGCGGGTGTGGTACACGTCGCCGTTCGGGCGAAGGTACGTCGAGCTGCCGGTGAGGGCATCGGCGTTGATCACGACAGGCGCCTTCTTGGTCGCGTGCCGCTTGGTCGCGCGGCCCTGGGTCTCGATCATACTATCGAGTATGTCGTCCAGGTGAGGGTTGGCGGACTGCACTCCGGCAGCCGCGATGATCTCGGCGAGGTGTGTGGTGCTCGGGTCCTCGACGAGCTCCTCGAAGACTGTGCTGGGAATTGCCATGGGGATCACGTCCTTTTCGTCGTTGTGGCTGGTGCGCGGTGCTAGTGCTATTATATCAGGAGGCGAAGAGGGCCTCGCCGAAGCCGAGCGCGCGACGGACTCGAGTGATGCGGGCAACCACCTTGTACGGCGTCTTGCCCTGGCGAACATCGTCCATGTCCTGAGCAGTCACCTCGACGATCACCGGCTTCTTGTAGAGCTTCCAGCCACGGGACGACAGGTTGACGAGCGTCCCCTCCATGAACTCGAAGCGGGAGAGTCCGAAGGCGTGCGCTGAATCGTCGGCAATCGCCGGGCGAACACCGTGCCATGGCTCGGCAACTGCGGACGAGGTCTTCCACGACTTGCGCGGAGCATCGGCGCTGATCTGCCGGCGGTACAGCGTGTGGGGAACGTAGACGCCCATCGGGTTGTGGCCGTCCGGCATCAGAATCATCTGAACCGTCCACGAAGCCTTGCGGAACTCGAGGTAAACGGCCTTGCCGGTCACGACGGCCTTGCCGGTCGCGTCGGTGGCTGAATTCATTTCCGTGTCCTTTCGTCGTTTCCGGCTCCTCCGTGCCGGCGTTGGTACTATTATATCAGGCGTGGTGAAGCAGGCTAGTCGACACCCACCGGAGCCACAACATTTGGTTCCGAGACGCGAAGACCGTTTAAAAGACGAGTTGTCGTCTCAAGCGACAGCGTCGACTCCAGATGAGTATCGCCAGCCATTAACGTGACCAGCGCCAACTCAAGTACGTCCGTGCGGGAAAGCTTCACACCGCTGCGCTCAAGCTGCGCCTCAAGCGCGTCCGCGGCTGTCTCAACTCTCGTCTTCATCACTCACTCCAAGCATCCGCGCAAACATCTCACCATCAGGCTGCCGAAGAACAAGCTCACGCACGCGTGCCACCTCCTCCGGTGACGGAGGCTCGATCTTGTCGAGAAGAATGGCAGCACTGTCGACTTTGCTCACTTAGCAATTTTAACACTTGCCAGGTTCGAGGCCGTCAACTCCGCCAGCTGTCGCAACGGCTCAAGAGCTTTAAGCTCAGCAGCAAGCCGGTCACGCTCCGCTGTCATCTTCGCGAGCCTGTCCTCGACGACCGCGATCCGCGCGGTGACCTCGCGATCGATCAGGCCGCTAACCGCCGCCGCGATGCCCGTCAGGTCTGCGCCAGCCAGGCCGGTGTCCGTCCCCGTCATCGCCGGCGTTGGCTCCTGCGGGCCGGACGTTGCACCAAACCGGGCCGCCCAATCAACCTCGAGAATCACGCCCGTCACAGCCTCGCGCTCCGTGCGGGCCGGTACCTCGCCCGGCGGCGCCCAGTACAGCATTGCGTGCGCGCCGGTTGCCGTGCCGCCTGCACGAAGATTTCGCTCGTCGGGAGACTCCTTCCGTGAAGAGATTTTCTTCTCCGCGAGAAGTTCCTTGATCGCGTTGCGAACCGTCGTGATCTCGTAGACGTAGTTCAGCTCCCGCTCAAGGTACTGCTGAAGCTCGAGCGCGGTCAACGGCTGAGACGAGTCCTCGAGAACGAGCTGCACCATGCCGACCAGGTCGACGTGCTCACGGGACCGCTTCTCTAGATACGGGCGAAGCTTGTCCACCGCCTCGGTCGACTTCGTCAGCGAGGCCGGCTCCATGAACCGAACCTCGACCGGCGCAGCAGGCCGGTCCTCGCCGACCTCCGTCGGAGTGAGCTGCTTCTCGCGCCGCGACAGGTACGAGTCCTCGCTGCGCGCCGCCATGCCGACGTGCACCGCGAGAACCTCGAGCCACTCGCCGCGAAGCCACCAGACAGGCCGCCGGCCTGAACCGGGCAGCGGCTGCAGCACGCACCGCGCGTTGCCGGATTTCTTGAGATACTCGTAGATCGGTGCGATGAACGCATCCATCTCGGGCCGCTTGTCGCTCGCCGCGAGCTCAGGCCACAGCCTGCACACGACACCGCGAAGATTCAGCTCGCCCGCGATACCCGGCATGCCGTCAAGCGAATGAGGCTTGCCGCCGCCGTCCGCGAGCAGAGAGTGAGCTCGCGCCCACACCAACCAGCTTTTCTGTTCGATCGCCGCGTCGCGGGCCTCGGCGGCATCTCTGCCGGTGATGGAGACTCGGGCGGTAGATGAGAGTCGTGCCATGGCGTAGTCCGTTTCGTCGTTGTGATGCCGGCCGTCGTGCCGGTAGAGCCTATTATATCAGGTGAGTGAGCAGTTTCCACCAGCACGTGCTCAGGTGCTCTCTCCAAAGAGAGCCTCGCAAGGGCCGGAAGCCGAAGGAGGGGCGGGCAGTTTAACTATCACTCATGCCCCGAGGAGCGGAGAGGTTTTAGTCGCCGGCTGGCCATACTCTCGTCAGGGGCCGACGGAGCTTTTATTGCTCGTCGACTATTATATCAGGTAGGTGAAGCAGGCCACCGGCCAGCTCGCGATTGCGCCGCAGACTGACCGAGCGGTTCCGACTCCCACGGAACACCGCGACGGATTCACAGTCCGCTGGCCCTGCTTCAATTGTTATTATATCAGGTAGTGAGACCGAGGGCCTCGGCGGGGGGCGAGGCGGGAGGCGAATTGCCAAGATCAAGCAAGCCCCACTCACGGGAACGAATCACTGCCGCGTCGCGCCCGCTTACGCCAAGCGCGCGATAGATCGAGATCGTCTCCTGACGAACAGTCGACTCGCTGAACCCGAGCTCCCGCGCGATCGAGCCATTCGTCTTGCCAAGAGACATCATGTGAACAATCTGAAGCTGCCGATCCGACAACTCGTTGGACATGGTCCAGTACAGAATGGATTCACGAAGAAAGTTATACGTGTCGCGGCCGTGCCGCAGCGAAACAACTCCAGAATCTGAATCGACGTCAACAACTTCTCCGGAGAATGTCATCGCTTCTCCATTATTGAACTTAACTGTAAATGTGCTCATTTCGAACTCCGTCTCTCATGTCACTCTATCGTTTTGTTGATACCACTTCCCCGCGGCATCGTTAACTATTATATCTCTATTATCAGAGGAAATCTAACTTCAAAGCCTAAAAACGGTCAAATAACCGGTCATACAACCAAATGACCGGTCAAATAACCGGTCATAGCGCCAAATGACTAGCCGCGACGATGCAACTCCGCCAGCAAAACGACAAGCCCGGCCGCGCCCGTCACCGTCAAAATAAACTCGGAAACGCTCATCAGGCCGGCGACAGATGCTGCAACATGTACGCAATCCGAGCCGCTTCATTCGCACGAGCCGTCACGCGAATATGCTCCTCACGAGTCTTTGCCTGCTCAACGTCCGCCGCCAGCTCATCCGCGAGCTGCCGAGCCGCTGCCGCCGCCTCCGTCATGTCACTCATCTCCCTCGCCGCCAGCTTCCTCTTCAACAACCTCGACGACCTCCGCGTCAACGATCTCCGCCGACTCGCCGAGCGCGCCAGCCACCGCCACCGCTCCAGCCGCCAGCCGCTGCAACCGCTCCAGCACAATCGCCTCGGCCGGCCGGCCGTCATTCACCTCAACACGAGCATCCAGCTCCACGCCGCCGCGAACACCCGCCCGGTCAAGGATCTCCGTGCTCGCCTTCAAGCGAACCGGCTCCGAGGAGGCGTTCTCCATCAAATCCTCGAGAACGTCCACCGCGTACGGCGCCGCCTGCGTAAGCTTCTCCCGAGCCCGCTCCACGTCATCGCCAGGCCGCTTCTTCGTCGACCGCAGATGCACACGGCACAGACCGTCATCCTTCGGCCGCCCGGAACTCCACAACAGACAACGAATCCCATCATCCTTGATGTGGCGGCACCGATGAGGAAGAGCGGTCGGCTGCTTCTTCGGGTTCGGCTGACCACCCGCCTCCTGCTCCGCAATCCACATTTTCGTCGCGCCCAACACCCACGGAGGAACCAGGTAATCCGACGCGGACTCCACAACGAGATCCAAACCCGTCAAGTAATCCGAGTTCGGAGCATCGGGGTCAACCATGATCGGACGCCGCTGCGACAACGACATCACTACACGGGACTTCTCCTGCTCAGGAGAGCGAGCCTGAATCAACCCGGTCGGCGCGCCATTCGCCGCGAACACGGGAACCCAGTTCATCTTCGCCTTGCGCAAAACCCGCCGATGCTCAAACGTGTCCTCACACACGCCGCGCTCAACTTCCTCAATCCCGAGATCACTCAGAATCGGGCGCATGTCAAACGCTTCATCGATCACAGGCAGCGCACCCGCGGCATCCTCATCGGACACCGAGGCCGGAAGCGCATCACTCACGAGCACAAAGGTAACACGAGTCTGCGCAAGCGGACACAGGGGACTCGAAAGATTTTGGCGAGAGAGGAGCGAGACCGCCTCGCTTAGAACCCTGCACTAACAGTAGCTCCCGGGGAAGTTGCCCGTTGAGGCGTACTGCTTCAACTTCCCCCGGAAACAAGAACACCTCCGGCCTCGAGGTTACCGAGGGCGCGGAGGCGTCTTGCTGGCAGAACTAGCTTATGGCTTGTCCTTGCCGAACAGGCGGACCCAGGTCTTGCGATCCGGGCGACCCGTCTGCTCGAGAGCTTGATCCTTCTGGAACTTCTTGTACGCGTTCATCGGCCACCGCTGCTCTCCTGCTGGGAGCGAAATCTCTTTGCGGAAGCCAAGGTCATGCAGGCGGCACGCGGTGCGCCAGGCTGCGAGGTTGGCCATGTTCCCGTCGATCGCTCGCTGAGCTGCAGCCCGGCTCGGGATCGTCTTGTCCCAGGTCTCAGGACGAGCGTTCGCTCGGTACTTGGCAGCGTGCTCACGCCAGAACACGGGGTTGTAGTTCTCTGCCACCTTGGACCCTGGGTACTCAGACCAGGCCTTGTGCAGCGTGTCGCCCTTACGCCCTAGGAACGGCGACGGACCCTTCGGATTCACCCCGTAGGAACCGTCCGTCCACGCCTGGTGAGTGATGATCCGCTTGTCGTCCGGCCACTCGCACAGGTCCCAGAGCGCTGCCGCGGTTCGCGAAGCATTCTCGATCTGATAGTCCGTGAGTGTGGTGCCGCGGCCAGGGTCATCGATCTCGATACCGAACAGCTGATGATGCCCAACATTCGCGGCACGGTTGATCCCGATGGCCGGAAACGGCCCACCGTCACCGGAGTGGTACGAAGGCTTGGCCGACAGCAGGTACGTGTCGCCGGGTCCGCGTCCGATGAGCATGTTTGAGATCGCCCAGTCGTACGTGTTCGCACACCAGTAGAGCGTCGGCGCTCCGCTGTTCCCGGTCGCGGATGCCGTTGCCGTGTTGTGCATAACGATGCCGTCGAGACCACCGCCCTGCGAACCCCAGGTACCGCCGCGAGTGTCCCAGCGGGTGTAGGTCTTGAGGTCGACGCCGTGGTCGCGAAGTGCGGCGAGAAGCTGTGAAGGGGTCGGGTGATTGCTCATGCGTCCGGCTCCTGGTCGAGATCCTCAACGTCGGAGGGTTCCGGATCGGCGTCGACAACTTCAGGTGACCAATCCGCGGGAGGTTCGGTCACCTCGATGTCGGCGGCGTCAATGTTGGCTTCGTCGTCACTCACTTGGATCCACCGCCATAGCGGGTGTCCTTCGGGTTGAGCCAGTTGATGACGACGGGCACCGCGCTTGCAAGACCGGCGATGACCCAGGTCTGCCAGGAGGCGAAGTTGATGGTGCCCTTGGACACGAAGTCGGCGATCGCCATGGAGAGCACGATCGCGATGAAGACCTTGACAGCCGAGGCGAGCGGGCTTACGGCGAGCCAGTTCTCGAACTTTTCCACTGAGTTCTCCTTAGGAGCGTTGCGCGTCATCCGCGCACTCAGCTATCTTAGTCCGATCTCGAGTTCCCGATGTCTCTTACTCGTCTCGAAGAAACTCTTCTGGCACGACAAGCTCGCCCTCGAGCATGGTCTCGTCGATGATCACATACTCGCCGTCGGGCCATTTCGCGAGACCAGACAGCTCCTCGGGGTGCTCCTGTTTCATGTGCGCGAGAACGGCTTTGACGTCACCTGACTCGTCGAAGAACTCGCAGAATCCGCAAGCCATGGATTCATCCTCCAGCAGGTACGCGAGAGGTCGGTACCCGTCGCGGGTTGCTACTTTACACTGCTTCGCGACAGCCTGGGCAGAGGAGCACATCGTAGCCGGTCGGGTAAGAGACTCCCACACCGTTTGAAGTAACCGCCGCAGGAACCACATTCGCGTCCTCCGCTCCGCATCGATCGCACACCAGGTCAACAAGCCATCGGGCGTTTCGCCCTTTCTGCGCGAGCCCGACAAGGCCGAGCGACAGCGCGTGCATTGCGCCGGAGCCTCCGGTTCGCCTCAGGAACGGCCGAGTGTCATCAACCTCGATGACGGCGCGCACCTTCTTGCACGGGCACTCCATACGCGTAGGCTTACAGTACACAGCTCCGTTAGTGACGGTGTGTCTTGAAACTCCGTGCCCACAGACGCAGATCCGCCCGTCTCGTCCGTGCGCTGGTCGCACTCGCAGGTTCTCGTCAGCCTCCTCGGCTTCCTCCATCGAGATCCCCATGCTTGCCAGCATCTCTTCCGGCGTCATCATCTTTTCGTCGTCACTCATTTTTTCTCCCGACTCTGCGTCGCCTGTCTCTGACAAGTCAACTATAGCATAGTTTTCTCTTCTAGTACACTAAGAGATACTTGAAACTTTTGCTAAAAAATAATCAACTAATCATAAACCCGTTAACGAGACTATTTCTGAGATAGGGCCCACGCTACACGTATACGCGTATTAGAAAGATAGTCTCGTTAATAGTTTTAAGATTAGTAGTTTAGTTCCGTACTGCATCACTTTTTCTTTTCGCTGATTTCGTTTTCTCTTAGTACGTCTCTTCGCCGCTTTCTCCCCCGAGTTCATATAGTGAATCATAGACATTAGTGCGCGATGGTGCGCAATGGTGAATGGTCTCGCGGCTAGAGAAAGTTTTTGATTTACTTTTTGTCGTCAGTATGTTTCGCGCGTAACTGATAGTTAAACTTTTTTATTTGTAAACAAGCAGACTTCTACACAGAAGTCGACCCCAAAATAAAATAAATAAACTAGAGAGTCTACTTCTACCCGCGCGAAAGCGTGCCGTCGAGATCCTCGAGTATGGCGTACGCCGGGCGCGCTCCTACCATTTCCCGTACACGAATCTCATAGGAGTAGAACAGCGTCGTGGGCACGGCAGTGACGCGCATGCGTCGCGCAAGCAGCACGTCGTCTTCGGCGTCGACTCCGTAGATGATCGTGTCGAGTCCCGTGCGTTCGCGTACCTCGTCGCTCACCTCGCGCAGGGTCGCCCAGTAATCGGCGCACGAAGGGCACCAGGTCGCATAGAACACGACGGCGATGAGTTTATCCCTCCCATCTCTTAGCGCCGTCTCGAGCCCTCCGTGTTCGAGGGGCACGTATCTCGTCTCCGTCATCGCCGGCTTCCTCGCGCTCTCGCGGTGACGATTTCCGCCAGTCCGACACCGGCTAGTACTCCTAACCCGAGAGCGCATCCTCCGAGAAGAAGGATGGCGGTACGGTTACGGCGCACCCCTCGAGCGCTCTTACTCATGAAGATGTTCCAGGAGCCCGAGATGTGACAGGGCTGACCCAAGGCAGCTCGCGCACAGTAGTATACGCATGTCTGGCTCTCCGGCGAGTTGGCGTTCAACGTTGTCGACCGCCATCCCGTAGCCTCCATGCACCTCCACCCAGGCGGCGTCTGCATATTGATATACGCGCGCCCCGGGCGATCCCTCCGGGTAGACAAGCTCAAGCTCGCGAGCGCACGTGTCGCATCGCCGCGTCTCTCCCGACGCGCTTGACTCAATAGCCACCTGCTCATTATATCATTCTAGACTGTTCGTAGCAGGCGAGGTACCTTACTTACTGGTAGCCAGGCGACCCATGATTCGATGTCGCCTCTCCCAAGCGTCACGACAAGGTTCCCGTCTCGTACTCCGATGCCCGCGGCGAACTCGATTCCCGCTCCGGCGAATTGGAATGGTTCACTGATCGCGGTGATGTTTCCCGACTCGTCGAAGCGCGCAAGAAAGTGGTGATAGTCCTTGTGGCAGAAGTCGACGTTTCCGAATCGGCGGCTGTCCCACATCTTCCCGCGCTTGGTTAGTAGCCGGTGCATGACGCCCAAGTACCCCCCGTTTCTACCCTTTTCTCCCACCTCCACCTCCGCCCAAGGGATCAAGTGCGTGTTTCCCCGTAGGCCGAGCGCCCAGTCGTCATCGTGCCCGAGCGCGGTGATCAATTCCCCTGAGCGGATCACGGCGTACGGCCCGTAGATGAAGTCGAACTGCTTCGAGTGTTCGTACATTGGCGCCATCCAGTTTTTCTCTGGTTTGACGCTCAGTGCACCAGGGTGCTTCACCATTGTTACTGCCCGCGCCTTGCGTGCTTCGATTTCTAGTTCGCACGTGACCTGGCGCGCGACGGGTGTGTGCCCGCGCTCAAGTAGAACACCGGTCATCATCCATTTCCCGTCACGGCGGTAAAGTTTCGCGTCTTCGATGCCCCGGTCTACTCGCATCCCTGTTTCGCGCGCGGCGTCGTCGAATGACACGCGGCGATAGTTTCGTAGCGACCAGCTATCCAGTGCCGGTTTCTTACCCGGCTTGTGCTCGAGGTCCGCGATGTAGACGCGATTTCGGATTGGGCCTCCGGTTGACACGTGCAGTTCACCGTGTTCGAGAATGACATAGTTGCTGGAGCGCACGGCAACGAGCGTGTCTCCAGTCTCGGCAATACATAGTGATGGGTTGAACGCGGACCATTCAATGCTGCGCGCGCTGATGTAGCGTTCCATGCGAGCGACGTGTCCGCCGAACTTGGACCAGAGCGCGGGTGCTCCTTGTTTTTCCAGTGTTGTCGCTCCGGCCCAGACGCTAGGCATCGTAGATTGGTGACGGGTAGCGATTGGTGACGGGTCCGGTTTTGTTGACGAGTGCAAAGATGTTGTCGCCGGTTTCGGTGAGCTTGTACCCCGCCTTGGCGAGCGCGTTTAGCGTGTGCAGTTCTGGGTCCTCCCAGGTGTCCTCGGTCCAGATGTCTCCGGTGAACCCTGCGGCACGAAGCAGGTGTTTTAGCGACCAGACAGAGTACTCATAGTTGTGTCGATGATAGGTCGCCCCGGGCTGGTATTGCATATAGAAGTATGGGTCTCGGCCGGCAAGGATTTTGGTAATGCCTCGCGAGGACGCGATGTTTGGCGTCGTGAGTAGCAGCGTCCCGCCGGGTTTGAGTATTCGGTTGATTTCGCTTAGGAGCGCCATGGGGTCGACCTCCATGTGCTCGAGCACCTCAAGGCAAAGTACCATGTCGTAGCGCTCGTTCTCGCACTGGATGCGCTCGAACTCAAGGTCCGCGGTGTATGCGCGAACGGTTCGTGTTTCGTCTCTGGAACCGGTTAGCGTAAGTTCTCTGACGGGCTGGTCGCCGGTGAAGTCTGTGACCTCGACGTCAACGTCAGGAGCGAGTGTACCAAGGACGAGCGGAATGGTTGTGCTGGTACCGATTTCTAGTACCCGCGATGTCGTGCCATGTAGCTTGTCGAGTGCGACATGCAGGCTTCGCGCGTAGCGTCGCCAGTGCACACGCGTGTACTCGTCTTTTGGCGCGCACGCATTAATGGCGTCTTTGATGCTGGCGGGTATCCCGTTGTCCTGATTGCTGATCATGTGTGTATCCTATCGGTTCATCCCGTGTCTGTGTTTTTCCCACCAGTTGATTCCGTCCCAGCTGTGCCCCCAGTGGTTTTGCTGCGCGGTGTCGATTTCAAGCCACTCGAGCCAGTCGTCCCATTTGGCCGGGCAGTCGATGTTTCTGCTGGTTCCACCGTTGTAGAACGCGAAGGGAACGGAGTACGCGTGCGCAACAATTGCTGCGTGCATTGCTCCG